CTAGATTGAGATTAAGCGTAGATGCAAATTACTTAAAGTAATTTGCAGTTGAAAACAAATATAAATTTTATTGATGTTGAATAAGGATCTTCTTTTGATGTCAGGGCAAGATGACAAATGCTTTTTCACTGTAAGATCGTACACTAGTGACTACAGCACCGATCTTGCGTATGGCTTTGATCTTGATGAAAAACAGGACAATAATTTTACAAAGATACCTTTCATTTATTTACAAGGAAAAATTAGCTATTTACGCTCGGTACTAGACTGGCATCCTTCTGGAAATACGGAGGCTTTGGCTTTGAACTATAACTGGGGAAGCTCTATAACTATAAAAGTAAATGGAAAAACAACCACAATGCCGTATGATTTTTTCTATCGCGTAAAAGACAACCCATTTGGATTGCCAGCTCTTGAAGGAGAAAGGGTAGAGCTTTCTTTAATTTCTCCTGCTCCTGATGGGTTCCTTGATCCGACAACCTTACAGCCGATTTAATTAGTAATTCCAAAAAAGCCTATTTCCTTCTTTAAATCTACGCGTGAGTTCATTATCATTTTCATCCGTGATGTAACCAGCGCCCGACCAAATCTTCGAGAACATCAACTTCGCGGCTCGAATACTTTTCGCCTGAATGGTGGCCGTCAGCTGGTAACGGTTAGCGGGGGAGGTGCAACAGTAGCTATAACGATAAAGCTTGTAGGTGTTCATGGCGTTTCCTTTGAAGATGGTTTTTAGAACTGCTGTTCTCTTGACAAATTAATAATACTCTATTTGAGCCAACATTGAATTAAAATTGAACTGTTGTTTGATTTTAATCAATATGGTATTCAATATACCCGCAATCCAACAGCCGATCAAGTTCATCAAACGTTCGAACCGAGTGATAGGCTTCACTCATATGAGTGAGAATCTCATCGTCCCAATATTCAGGTAGTGCGGTCGAGTCCATCCCACACTGTGTTGCAAGAGTTTCCCAATGAACATATTCAATGGTCTTTTCAACATCGTTTGCAAGAATCATCGTCGTCATCAGTATCTCCTAAGATGTTTATTTGCCTGACACACATATAATACACCAAATAATCTGTGTTGTGGCAATTTCTTGAATGCTTATTTGATTTTAATCAATAGTTTGTTGTGTTACGCTTGGCAACTCATGAATTTGTACTAATATAAGCTCATAAGAAAACACAACTAACCAACAACTCATATAGGAAACACAAATCATGAAGACCACAATCGGATTCATCAACACGAGGCTCTACACGGACATCAAGTCCGTCGAGATCTTCGAGGAAAACGGCAAGACTTACGCGGTTGATGTCAAAAAGGAAGTCGGAGATGTCAAGCCCGAATTCATCGAAGGAGGTTTCGTTGCCCGTTGCGTGAATCAGAATGAGGTGTGGAGAAGCGGTGTTGTTGTCCGTGATGGCACGCCGTTTGAAGTTGAAGAACGTAACGGCGTGTGGGGATTCGTAAAGGATTCCGTTAAGGTGATCGAATTCGGCAAAGGTCATCCGATATACGAAAAGGACGAAAAGGCTTGGCTCGAAGAAATGGCTGAAAAGGGTTACTTCGCCGAACTCATCGAAGACGATTGGCGGAAGGTCTATCGGTACTTCAAGCCGACCAAAGCGGGGACGCCTCGCAAGAAGTTTGTAAAAATTGGAACGGTTGAAAAGACCTGCAAGTGGTTCTACGATTACAACTTCTAATGACAATTTGACATAAATCAAGGAAGTGTATTGTTCTGAGTACACTTCCTTCAAAAATCTGCTATTATACATTCATCAAATAAACAAACACACACAAAGAGGAGAACACAATGTATTCCAATCTTCCTGATGACATCACGATGGACGATATCGAACGCTATATGGGCGATGATGAAACCGACCCGCTGGAAATCATTAGGCGTATTGCTAAGTTCTTCAAGCAGAATGGAAAGACGGAAGTGACGGTCGAGGACGTTATCTGGTATTGCGATAACAACCGCGGTGAACTCGACTTCCTTGAGGACTACATGAAGTGGGACGATTATGCCGTGGAGCTTTTTGAAGAATTCCGCAAGGGCAATCAGGATGCTTGGGTCGAGTGCCTGAAGTGTGCAGTTGAGTCGATCAACTACTACATGTAATAGAGAGAAGGGTGATTCATACGATCACCCTTCTTTTTTATTGTTTGATAAGTTTACAATTGTTTACATTTTATCGCTTGACATTTTCTTAATCGTTGGTTATACTATACACATAAATTAAAGAAACAAACACAAAGTCAACATCATTTTCATTAGGAGAATACCATGACAAACGCCCGTCCGCTCGCCATTGCAGAACTCAAGCTCGCAGACCTCGCTCGCCAAATCTCTAACACTGCGCACTCATTTGACACGGATCCAGAAGTTGGCAAGATCATCCACAACGCTTATTTTGAACATATTTGGTATCGCCGTCACAATGTCGAAATTACCGACAAAGGAGACCGCGAACTGCTTCGCGCATACGGTGCCTACCTCGCTGAAGTAGCGAAGGCGCTCCAGACACTCTAAATCAAATCTAGAGGGGGACGGGAGTGGTGTTACAGGCACCACTCCCTGTCTCTCATTGGCGAAGGATGTTAACTCGACCTTCGGGTCGTGTAGGCGGAGCCTGCGGGTATTCACCAAACGCTTCTCGAAAAGAGAAGCACCTGTTTGACCGAGCAAGCGCTAAGTATGCCAACATCAAGGTAAAGGAAATTGTGGGAGATCGGTACTTATTTCTCATTTAACGAAAGGGAAACAATCTATGATGAAACCAACTTTCCTTGGGTAGATGGAGTTAAGGAATAACTTCAACTTGGTACAACAGAACGTACCTGCAAGTGGTTCTACGATTACAACTTCTAACATAAATGGGAGAATAGATTATATTTTTGTTCTCCCTTTTATTTTTAAAAATTGTTGCATTTTATCGTTTAATGTGTAATAATATGGGCGTCAAGGGAATGAAGCAATTAATCCATACAATAAACTGCGAATTTACTAAAGAATTAAAAAACTTCCCTTTTAGTTAAATAAAGGAAAGTTTTATTTTTTAGACGTTGAAACATGGCAGACATTCATGATATTGTCAGTAGTCAGTTTCCTCCGCACATTAAGGAGCAATATCCTGTTTTCTGTCGGTTTGTGGAGGAATACTACCGTTGGCTTAGTCATAGGCAATTAGGTGACTTATCAAGCATTACTGATATTGACCACTTAACAAGAATGGTTGAGTTGTTTGAGAACAATTTGCCACTTTCTTTTTATATTGGTCAAACATTAGTGGGAAATGAAAGTGGAGCTAAGGCAACGGTATTATCCACCTACGAAGACAAACTACTAATTCGATATATTACAAAAGATGCACAATTCATAAGTGGTGAGGAAGTACATCTACGAAGAAACAATAACGACTCGGTAATTACTGATCATGCTAGAGTCTCAGCTGTATTAACTGTTCCGTCGGTGTTCATTGATCATTTTTCAAATATGCTTGACACATATCACTTATTTGATAAAAATCAGCCAGCCATTGCACTTATTCTTAAGAACATAAAACAACTATACTTAAGTAAGGGAACAGAACAAGCGTTGATATACTTGCTTAAGGCATCAATGAACGTTGACGCTCAAGTTGTATATCCAATTGAGAATGTGCTTCGACCGTCGGATGGTAAGTGGAAACAATTAACTGCGGTAACACTTGAGACAATCGCTGGCGAATTACCAACAGATACAAAGATTGAGTCCTTACGCTTTATGTCTATTGCGAATCAGCCGTATGTTGATTATACTGTTGAAAAGGTTGAGGCGTTAGTTACCGAGAAACTAATTCGGTTTTACTTCACCTTTGATCCTAAAGCGTATGAGGGACAAATTGTTGAATATCTAGTTAATGATCACGTCATCTATGCAGGTAAGGTAGTAAAGGGGCAAGCGGGTCTTAAGGTACTTGACGGTGGTGAGAATTGGCAGGTTGGTCAGGTGTTCAAAATTGGCGGACACGATGGATGGTCAATATATGATTTCTCATACGATCAGGAACGGCGCCCATGGTATAATAGAGACTTGCAAAATCCTGAAAATGACTATGGTGAACACGGCGTAATCGTAACACCACAACAGGAAGAAAAGTCCACCATTTGTCGTGTGTCGGTAATTGGCGACAAGGGGGAAATGAAATATGCCGAGATTATTCAGTTAGGCGAACACATATTTGAAAGTGACAACCCTCAGAATAATCAGTTCACGGTATCACCATTATTCTTTCAGACAGGTGATGAATCAGAACGTAAGTATGATGCAACATTGCAATTTACGTTTGATTACAATGCCACATTACCAGGCAGATGGGAAGATGACTCTGGGATGATCTCAAATCAGGATATCAGACTACAGGACAGTTACTACTATCAACAGTTCAGTTATGATATTCTCAGTAATGTTAATCCTGATGAATATGAGACATTGGCGCAAGCACTACATCCAGCAGGAACCAAAATGTTCACCACCTATATTATGGATGCCGACTTAAGTCTCAAGAAACGATTGAGTGTTGATGTTACTACACCATATGTTTCCTTGTCGTTCTTCGATGTTGCGTTTGTGTTAGATTCTGTTGCAAAACATTTTACCAAACAACGATACGATACAACAACAAATATTGATAATGCATGGAAATATTTTGCAAAAGGACTAATTGATCATATCATTAGCACCGATACACGAATGGAATTTCGGTATGCAAAGACATTTTTCGATGATGTGATTTCAACCGATACATCATTAACTGTAAAGGTTAACAAAGAAAAACGTGATAATGTAATTGTTACAGAATTTCATGATTTTTCAGTGGACAAAACAATTTATGATGATATTTTTGCAAGTGAACAATTAGATCTATCGTTTGAAAAGTTTCTTGAATCAATGTCCTCTAGTGACGATGGAATACCACAGACACCAACAATTGTTGATGCGGCATATGATACAAACACTGATCCATATTACGAACGAGTATTTCATGCAACAACACATGAAAATTTAAGCTATGGATTTGTTGGTAATGTTATTACGTTAGAAATTATATCAGAAAATACATAAACACAAAAGGAATATTCACAATGAAATTTAAAGATGCAATTCATGCTATTGGACGACTCGAAGTTATCCTTAAGGACAATGGCGGAAAAGAAAAGCTACATTTTGAAACAGATAACTTGGTTGTACAAACTGGCCGTGAAATTATTGCTTCTCAGTTATCTGATGAATCACTAGCTAAGCCGTCTCATATGGCAATTGGTTCAAACAGCACAATTGAACCAAATCTAAGTCAAACAGCACTAGGCGCCGAGTTAGCTCGTGTAGCATTAGCAAAAACACAACGTACCAATAACACAATTCTATATGAAGCCGAATTTCCTCCAACAGTAGGAACAGGGGAAGTGGTTGAAGCAGGCATTTTCAATGCATCATCAAACGGTCACATGCTTAATCGTACAACGTTCCCAATTGTAACAAAGGAAGACACAGATACACTTACTATTCGATGGAATTAACAATTTGTCTAGTTCCCGTATCAAGTAATTGGTATGAAAAATAAGCAATCGAATTGCTGGAAAGTCCTAAGAGTCTAACAAGCTACAACGTAAGAATGAAATAAGTCTAAGCGTGAATGCAACGAAAGTAGAAAAATATGTTAGAATATGATATGGTTAAATCCTAAGTCACATGAGAAAATGGATAATCAGCAGGGAAGACCTGAATAGGGTAACCTTCAACGACTAAGACGCTCCGAAAACGTGGAGACAGTGGTTGCCAGCCTAATTCATATAGGTTGAAGATATAGTCTGTACCAATAAGAAATTATTGGAGGAATAATTAATTATTCCATAAAGTTGTAACGTAACTTTATTAACACAAATAGGTGACAATTAACTAATTTGTTAAAATAAAACAAAAAAGGACAGAATTTAAGTTTTCTGTCCTTTTTTTTCTTTTTACATCATCAATAATTCTCGTTGATCCTGTGACACCTGATATTTCAAATCGTCATCCGAACCATTAGAAAAGAATCCTATTGGTTGTATGTCGTCAACTTCAGATTCAAATTGATGTGTTAATTTTTGATTATTATTGAATCCAGTTAACGATTCAAAAAATGGATCATTAGTTAACCAACCGAATAAGAACAAGCAGGTACATAAGTCGTCATTGATATTTGTATCTTCAGCCGCATAAACACCTGTTTTTTGCAATGAATAGCCTTGCAATTCCTGAATTATTCTAAAATCACTCAGAACAATTTGATTCTGTTCAATAATTGTTGCAATCTTTGAACTACCTTTCTTCTTTACTGTATTGGTGGTTCTGATGCCAATATTGCCACCTGTTGATGTAATTTCACCATGATCTGTCCAAATCATATTAACATACTCAAGATCATACCATAAGGTGTTACATACAGATTCACCCAAATCATTATTTTCAATTACAACTAGCGCTTCATTATAAAACTCAGCAATCTTCTTAATGATTAGAGGAAATTCAACTGCCGTAATAGAATTGTTCTTATATGTTGCAACAACCTTAAACGGCATCTCTGTGATATCGTATACAATGAATGCGGAATGATCTAATCCACGACCTCTTGCAACATCAACTGTCATTACGTATGAGTGGGACTTATTTGGTTGTTCAAATTCATTTAGTGAGTTCTTTGAATAGATTGGCTTACTAAATGGAATTGTTGCAAGAAATTTACCGTCTACTAATGTATTACTAGAGCCTAAAAAATTACATTCCACCTCGGCAGTATAGCGAACTTCACCTAAAAGTTTTCGTTGTTTATCTGCCCATTCCTGATTGTGGAGTTCATTCCAATAACCACGAACTGCCACAAAATCGTTGATTCCTTCTTGTGCTTCTTTCCAAATTTTGTAAAATGCATTTACCGTTTGTTCATAAGAATACGTAACATTCTTACAGAGTATCTAAACTCATCTTTAATTTTCATTAAAGTGCAGACTATATCTTCAACCTATGTAAATCAGGTTGGTAACCACTGTCCCTACGATTTCAGGGCTTCGGAATCCATTAAATCAATTATGAATTCCTCATCTTAGTCGTTGAAGGTTCTCCTATTCAGAGCTTCCCTGCTAATTACCAATTTTAATAACTAAAGTTATTTTCTATGACTTAGGATTTAACCATATCACATCCTGTTAATTCTTTCTACTTTCGTCACCTTCACACTTAAGCATATTTCATCTTTATGTTGTGGTTTAACAGGCTTTATGGCATTCTAGCAATTCAATTACTTATTTTCATACCAATTACTTGATATGTGATCCAAAATGAACCATTAGGAGTTGATGTAATCACAAGTTTTGATTCTTTAGATGATGACAATGTTGGAAACACAGACGCAATAAATTCATCCGCAAGATTATTTGACAAGAAGGCAAATTCGTCAAGCATAAGAACATTACAATTATGACTTACTACACCGTCTGAAATATACGAATGTGTATCTTTTACATTAAGTGCATCATATACATCAACCGCATCGTCTATTTCTGTTTTTGAAATAATTCTCACATCATTATACAACACATCATCAACATCTAAGAACATACATTCTATGAATACCGCTTCACCATATTCATCTTTCATTCTTAGTTGATGGTCAGGTGTACAACGAAGCGTTTTACCGTTTGACAATTCAAGTAATATTGTTTTCTTAGTACCTCTTGATATAATACCGTCAAACGGCTTAAATCCATTTTCTGTTAAGATTTCAAACATAATTTACTACCACGTTTATTATACCATCCTTTAGGTAATGGTGAATCAATAGGAATCATATGGCATTTTCCATTTTCATCACATACAGCACGAACTGTTCCCTTTTCGTATGATGGTTTTCTTTTATTTTTATCTCGAATTTTTGCTTCATTAGGCTTGCCTCGTACCCATCCATCAGGAATTTCATCATCTACCTTAAAGTATTTGTATTTTAATGTTTTAGTATTCCAATACATTTTTCTTCCCAATATTGATGATTTACGTTTTACATATTCATAAGTTTTTGGTTGTTTTGGTACTGAAACAAATTCAGGATAACCATTTTCAGCATTCCACTTATCAGCAAACTTTTTTGCAATTTGTAAATCATATTTTACAATATATGATTTATTCGGAATTGTATCGGATAAGCATTGTTTCATATATGGATCAACAAACTGAACTATACCATCGAATAATGCTTTTCTAATTTTATACACTGAAGAAAACAATTTGGCATTAATCAATTCATTATAACCATGATATATTTTGCCGTTATATTCAAATATATGGTTAAATGCATATCGATTCCCGCGTTTAGATTGTATCATTTTTAATTTTGCTTCATCCGTATGTTTCTTCCCATAAAATCCATTATCCTCACCATACAATATGCACACATTACCACCTAATGTAACATTATAGGTATTTCGATTGTTTACAAATTCCTCATTAACAATCTCTCGCTCTTTTGCCTCAGCCTCTTCACATGTATCAAATTCATACAAAATCTCCTTTTTGAAATTTTGTATTCCATATTTTTCAATTGCTTCTAATAACAATTTTCCACTACCAAAATAATTGTCATTTGGATTGTTTGTCTTATGAAACCCAACATAATATTTTCCATTTATTAAATTGGTAGTTTTATAAATGTAATACTTTTCATCTATCTTTTTTGGTGAGATATTCATTTTAAAATATTCGGATATTTTGCAATAATATTATCAATTGAATCTGTGGTTTCTTCACCATCAACCTTTACTGTAATTATTGAGTCGCCAGATAGACAACTCATACCGCGAACTGCGCTTGGACTTGTTGCCGCCGCCAAGATTCGACTACCATTTTCAAATTTCAAACTTTTCTTATTCCATTCTTTGATACCTGGCTTAAGCCAAAACGGTAGAAGTTCATACATGTACTGAATACGACTGAAAATCTCAATTGCTGTTGCCTGTTTATTTGCAAGTAATACAGCAGTTTTTAGTGGATTAAAAATTGCGTACCAAAGCAAATATCCTGCCATAACTGTGCTATTATGTGTGGGAAGATAATTTTCACCGCACAAATACATTTTATCGCAATTTGATACCTGAATACATTTTCCAATCATGCCCCCAACTTCTTCAATCTTCACAATCTGTTTATACAATCGTTCACTCAATTGAAGCTGTATCGTGCTACTTGTTTGATCCACTCGAACGTTATGCCCTAATGAACAAAGCAGTGAATATACCTGATTAGCCAGTTTGAGTCGTGTATATGGGAATCGCAAATCTTGATACACCTGCTTAATTTCGTCTAATGCTTCTTCACGATTAGATGAAAACATCACTTCATTCGGAATCTCGGTTGTTTCCTCTGTGAATTTCCATGAGGTATATGGTGTATCATAGTGCACTTTTTGCGTTGGTACAATCCAGTATGATTTTGTGCCAATTGCATCAAGAATTTCCTTTGTGCTTTTAACGCTTACATTTTTAGGTGTAAGTGTATTGGTGTTAGCATGTCCATCACACACTCGCCATAGATGATCCCCACACGCAACCACCGATTCCGCGGTATCAAACATAATCTTATACATTCTCAATGGTTTAGGATCGGTTTCTGCAATTACGGTTGTTGGTTTACCATCGGCGCCGAATACCGTATCTCCAACATGAATATCACGCATTAGCTTGAAGCCTGAAGGAGTCGGTATTTTTGTGTTCATCGGTAGTGCTTTACCGCTTTGACGAAACAACATCGAAATTGTAAATCGATTATTGTGTACTGCCTCAATAATCCGTTTTTGATATGGGCGTAATTCAAACGGCACAATACCTTTATCCAACGACACAACCTTACAATAATTTTCAATAAAATAACATGGGGAATCAATACACTTTGTATATTCCTCAATCATCTCTTTTGTAAAGTCAATCTGAACATTACACGCCTTAAGATTCGGATTCTGTTTATAATACTGAGTCTCAACTACTTCATTCATATTTTAATTCCACAAATAAAAATAATCCTATTATATTTGTTTTATAATAGGATTATAGCATATATTTTATTAGAAAAGTGTGAATTTTGTTACACACATAACTAAATTTTCATCTTCGGTTTCTTTGGTTTCAAGTGCGATACCAATTGGGGCAGTTGACTTATCTGCCACAATACCAACACCATCAACTTCGGAAAGATAGATTTTGTCTCCCTTATTAACCTTACCAATTACACGAACTGGCACTCGACCGCATAGGGCAACAGGTAACCCCTCTTCTTCTGCATTTAATAGGAATGCTGGCTTGGTTGATACAATTCCATTCACAACACCATCAGAGGCAATTGTGATTTCCTTTTCACCGCCAAATTTAATCAACGTACCAGGCTTATAATCCTTATCTGAAAGATATTTTTCTGCAAGGTCAGCCCACTTTGCACGAATTGCTGTGCCGTTAATTTCAGCTGTGAAAGTCTTATTACCGTTAATTGTTTCATCACCACTAGTATGTACAACGTGAGTAGAATTTACGACATAAGCTGTAGTGGCAATACTAGTATCATTAGAGGTATTAACGGGTGTTGGTGCATGAGTAACAACGTCGCCTGAAGCATTATATCCAATATCAATTGAACTAAATGTGTCGTCGGACTGTTTTGTTGTTTTAAGTCTTAGTCTTGTTGTTCCGTTTGTTGCTTTTGAATACTCAAGTTCACCAAGTACCTTATTATCTGTACCGACGAATGAGACACTTTTTGTTTTGCTTGCCGCAGGATTGGCGTTTTGTGTGGCGTTGACACCAATCTTTACAATTTGTGCTGTATCGTTTGACTTGATCGTTGTTACTCCACCAATTGTCGCTGTTCCGTTTGCTACAAAGTTTGTTGTGGTCGTTGTGCCATCAAATGTTGGAGACTGCTGTATTTTAATGTTTGTAACGCTACGATCGGTAATTTGTGCAGAACTAATGATATTACCAACAAGTTTGTCCTGTGTAATTGATCCTGCCGCAATTTTTGCTCCAGTAACAGCGCCATTATTAATTTGCGCTGTATTCACACAATTTGATGGTAACTTAACAGTTGTGCTACCTAGATCAACAGCACCAAAGAACTTAACAGATTTATCCGTTTTAAAAAAGATACTATTAACTAATTGTGTTGATCTATCTGCACGACCTATACTAAGATATGCACCTGAATTATCCTCAGCTTTATGTAAATTAATAGGAAATTCAATATCACCAAGCTGATAATTGTTTGAAATTAAAATTGACATTTTTTTTTTTTAATTATTGTTATTAGGTTTAGACGGCCAGTACCACTCATCAACAATAACGTGCCCTGTTTCACCGTCTACTTTAATCTGGTAATAACCTTGTTCTTTATCGGCATCAACATTATATTGAACATCCGTAATTAATCCATTTTTTTGAACTTCCCCATAATATACAACTTTTGCTGTAAATGATAATGTATAGACAATTAACCTATGAGATAGATAATCACCATCATAATTATCTTCTATTGCCACAGAATTTAAGCTAATTGGTATATTCATTGGCAAGTTCATATCGGAAATTGTTTTAATTCGTATTGTATAATCAGGATTAAACAATGGGAGAATTTGTTCCATCATCTGTAGAATATCTTCCTGATTATTTGCAACCAAATATAAAGCAAATTCGATGTTCCATGGAGCTGGCGTTTTAACCGAGGTGTTTCCGTCTGGCTTGACACAGTTTATTGTATTGCCACGAGTTAACTTACGAGATGAATCGTAAGTGAATCCCATAATTTCATAGGACATTCGTGGCAGAGTTACATTAACCTGTTTTTGTCTTGCGGGGTCTGAAACAAACGCTTCCCACCATTTCATCTTTGGAGCATATGAAATTGGTACTTTTAATTCTTGCCACACATCACCATTAACAGTATCATGCTTTCGTCGTTTGATGTGTAAATTTGAAAACAAAAAGCCGAATGCACCAACCACACTTTTTGTAATTCCGTGATAAAATTCAGCCGCCATTTAATCATTCCCCAAATGGATTTGAAGGATCAAATAAATCTTCTTTTGCTTGTTCCTTAAACGCATAGTTACTTCCCCACTTATCGCCTGCTAATTCAACCTGTGTACGAATTACAGGAATAATTTCAGCTGGTGTATCACAATTGCCAATCACCTGTAATCTGTCAGTTGATGCATACGATTCACCAGGATTAAGAATTTTAACAGTCTTAATTCCATTACTTTCATCAAGTTCAACTTCAAACTGTGCACCATGCCCCTGAATGCTACTTACATGAAGAATCGGTGTTTCCTTATATCCTGATCCATGTTGTTTAATTTCAACATCGACCACACCGCCCCACGCAGAGACATCAGGATTGATATCAAAAGTCTTAAGAGAAGAAAACACATCAATTGGTTCAATGTCGGTGCGAATCTCTTCAGACGAATACTGAAACAGTTCGATTGTTAATTTGTATGTGTAGAACTTACCAAGCTGTGCAAAAGGATTTTTATCGTCCACATATTTAATTTCAAACAGTCCATCAGTCAATGGATAATAAATTAAGTCGCCTTCACATGGCCGATTTGGTAAGATCGTCTGTCCATATCGTCCAACCCATTCTGCCCATTTTCTCCTCGATAGTGTCAAGGTGGCAGAATAGTCCAAAAATCCACCAAACCGTTGAATGAATGCACCTTGCCCATCAAAATTTGTTACATTTTCAAAATAGGCGCGAATAGGATACGCATGTTCAAATTTTGAAAGACGATCTTCGCCAAAAATTTCATCAGGGGAGACTAATTTTCGAGGAATATAATAAAAATCCTCGGCATGAATTTCAATTGATTCGATAATTAAATCTTCAACCAAATCTTGCTCACTTTCATTATTAAATTTGAACATTACCGATTAAATTTTTAATACTTTAATTTATTTAAGGTAAAATACACAAAATAAAAATGGTCGGAGAAAATTAGATAATCTCCGACCATTTACGTTTATTCTACACTCTTTTTAAGAGTTTTCACATTAACTGTAATTGATAATAGATCATCAATATATTCAGTTTTATACTTATCAAAATCTGCCTTAATCTTTTCTTCATCAATATCTGACAAACGAATAGTTAACACACCTTCAAGCGTGTTATCAATTTTTGATTTGAAGTAATCGTTAATTTCTTCACGCGCCCGAACAAATTCCTCGGGTGTCTTTGCATTCTTTAGCTTATCCATGAGAGGAGTCAATTCCTCATTAAGCTCTTCTGAACGAATCTTAATTTCCTCAATCCACTTATAAAACTTATAAGTTGCATAAACAATTAAACAAAAAAATACAATAACGATAACGGATGATACTAGACCAAAAATTTCCATAATTTAAATTAGTCCTCACTTAAAGACATAATAGTAATAATCATATAGTGGAGTGAGTTCTCCACCAATATTTACATTATCTGTTAACAATTCCGTTATTGACTCTCATAATCAATCTCCCCATAAACAATCAGAATTATTATACAGCATATCAATTACATTGTCAAGCGAAGCATTACTTTTAATAGTTACAGCGTTATTTCGCTTAAACAAAATAATTTCAAATGTATTATCGGGAAGTTTAGTAATCTGTGCCTTATTTGTCAAATTACTATTATATGTAAATTCAATAAAATTATCAGAATGCTTAATAATTTTGAATCCATTTACAAGTGATAATAGATGTTCTGTTTTATCAGGAAATAACGTTTCAAACATCATAATTTTACTATTACCTTTATAGATTTCTTACAAATTGACGAACCACCGATTCAAAAAAATGTTGAACCTTACTTCTTGCACGTCTAGGAAGTGAGCCGCCATTGATTTCAATCTGTAGTGAATCGCATGTTTCATCTACCTCAAACTTATTGATAATCCATTGCGCATTAGTCTTGGGATTAGTTACTAGAAGCTTAAGCTCATTGTTTTCATTATCAATAAAATCAATCTTGTACTTGTTAGACATAGTGTTCCTTATTACTTAAAATTGAAATGAAGAAAAATCGTTAATTTGTGTCATTGGGCTTGGTGCTTCATATGACATTGGAGCAGTCTTTTCCACTGGCCGATACTCAGGTCTAAAGAACTCGGCGTTTGTACCGTTTGCACTACCTTCTAAATCATACAGTTTCATGCGTGAAAAGTCAATACCCAAAAATACAGTTGAATTTTGATTTGGATCAGAATATCGATTCTTCAACTGCTTAATCGAAATTTGATGAACTTGATCAAGTGCTTCAGTACGAATAATAGCAAAGATGAAATCCATCACGTGAGTCATACCAATAGATTCTGAAATATCTGTCATCTCCACATCAGAATTATTGAACCCATTACGATTCGTCTGTGTAGCTGTCAGAAGCGCCACATTATATTCTACTGCAAGACCACGCAACTCTTCAGAAATTGCCTTGATATATCCATATGAATTTGTTTGCCCCGCCTTAACACGTGCAGAGTTACAAATATTCAAATAGTCAACTACAACCAAATCGGGCACAAAATGCTGTTTAAGTTTAAGTTCATTCATCAATGCCTTAAAGTGTGAAACATTGGCGCCTGAAGTTGGATATTCCTTAATTTTAAGTGTTCCCTTCACACGTTCTTTAAGTTGATTAACCTTTGATGTATATTGATTCAAATTCATCTTATAGATGTTCGGAATCGTTTCATTCATGAGGTTAGCGTCAATTCGTTCTGCAATTTTCTGTTCTGACATTTCCATTGAAATATACAGAACATTATATCCATGACGAATTGCATTAGACACAATTGAACAAAGGAAAGCTGTTTTCATTATCTTCGTTAAGACTCGTTGCTTTCTTAACCGTTCTCTTATGAACTGCAACATATTACTATGTTGATGAGACTATATCTTAATCCTATTAAATTTGATAGGATTCCTAGCACTTCCATTCACTTGAATGTACTCTACTCACTTCCATCTAAATGATGTGTTTTCGATAGTCGTTACACCTTCCAAAAGAATTAATTCTTTTGGCTTGGCACGGTATTCACCTAATCTATAGGCATTCCACCGTTTTCACCTAGTTTTCATCTAATCATTACTGATTAGTGGAGCAAATTATAGGTTACCCGAACCTGTTGGAGCTACAGCACAAGCAATGTTTTTCTTACTAATACCACCATTAGTAATATTATCCATTGTTGTTAGTCCCCACGATACCTTATTTTCTACTGTATGATACGACTCGAATCGTTTTTGGATATCTGAAAAATAATCGTGCCCAATGTTTGTGTCGAATGTTACTGATAGTGCATCTTCAACCAGTCCAAGAATTTTTGAATTGTCCTTACCGCCTTGTTCAAGAATTGTTGCACCTTGCATAATTGCATTAACTAGTGCCTTGTCCTTGAACATTTTCTCTGTATTCTTAACTAGCCATTCAGGATCAGATACATCTACATCAATCTTATCAACCGTCTCATAAATTTTCTTTAGAATTTTATCTGAGATTGTTCGATTATTTGACAGATCAATCTTAATTTCATCCTTACTTGGTACTTTACCATATTCCTTATAAAAGGAAACAATCTCATCTACAATAAATCCATTCTCAACACCAAAATATTCTTTCTTTGCAAATGGAATTACCTTGTTTGCAAATTCCTCATTGAACATTAGGTTACTAATAATCTTCTCTTCAAGTTGCATGAATTACCTTCATATAATGAATTTGATTAGTTGTTTAGTATTATTAGTATAGCACAACACACTTGAATTGTCAAGTGCAAATTTAAATTGTTTAATTGTGTTGAACGATGAAATATTCAACAAATTTAAATTTAGGTCATTTAAATTCGTCTATTTTTCTAATTTTTCACGTAAGTGCTTGAAATATAAGGGAAATTTTCAATTTTTGAACTTTGAATATTGAATTGTTCCACGATTTCGTAACCTATTGAAATTTAAGGAAATTTTCGTGAAACAATCATTAACCAAAATATTAAGCTATTGTAAAAAAGAAAACTGACAAACCGTGATTGTTGATTTGCCAGTTTATTTGTGTTTACTCAATTGCACGATGAGTGATTGTAATAGTGAAAACGTATGATCGATTAGGATAGTCTCCTTGTTCTTCTTTTGAAATCACACACTTATATGGTGTTCGAGTTCCAGCAATTAAGTCCGTAATCTCGGTACCAAAGCACACACCGTCCCAACTAAGTGAAAATTTTTGTTTCCAGTTAGACAGCTTAAATTCAATTACTGCTCCTGTGTTGGTTACTGACTTTTCTGTTTCAGTCAGTCCCCACTTCTCGGCTTGTGCATTCTTAAATTTTTCTTTTAGAATTTCTCTAAATGTTTCAATAATAGAATAACGATAATGTTTTGTGCCTAGTGCCATTTTCTGTATAGTTTTTCAATTTGTTCAATTGCAATAATGCATAATGTAGCAAATCCTGTGAATAATACTGCCACAAGATAAACCGCCACAGGAATCAGAATAATCGCAAGTATGATCCCTAATGCAATTGAAAATGATAGAGTTAATGCGTCCATATTTTATAAAAAGAAAAGCGCAGAATGAGAAACCTAACGTAGCGAAATTCCCATATTACGTTTTATTTTGGCTATCTCTCATTCTGCGCATTATTATTTACTTATCGGAGTTTCATTAGGAATTTTTCGGGAGATTCTTTTGTGAGAAGTTCTTCAAGCTGTGCACGTAGGCGCCGCTTGTTTTTGAACCACTTGCCACGAGGCTCATTGTATTCTTGAATGAGTTTCTTATAACGCTTCTTTTGAGGAGTTGTTAGCATAATAAAATATCTCCTTATTTTAAATTGGTTTGATTGTCGGTTGCTTGTTTTGGTTGTGCTCTGATTCTAGCGTTTCATCGGTGTATGCTTCACCTGTCTTTGCCCACCAAATTTTCTGATTTGTTGAACCGCGATATCGTGTCTTGTTTGAGTTCAGTTTATCTACATATGGCTCACTAATTACCACATCAAGATATTGCATAATCGGTAGATGTTCTACATGTTTTTTTGTTCGACCTGTCCATAACCAAATTGTTTTATTTGGGAATCGTTCCTTAACTTCCTTACACAACTCAGTTACTTCATCTACATTATATGTTTCTAATGGATCACCACCTAAGAGACTAAGACCACCAATATAGGAATTGGATAAATCTTTAAATAATCGTTCTTTTGCTTTTTCATCAAACAAAAGCCCATTATTACGATCCCATGTAGAAGGGGAGAAACAATTGTGACAATGAATTTCGCACCCTGAGACAAAAAGTGATACTCTAGCACCACTACCATTCGCTAGATCACAACTTGAATAACCACTATAGTTCATATTTTAACACGTCATAATAATTTTGTCAAGTGTTAATGAAATCTTATTAAGAATTGCTTCCATAGTTTCATCGTCCCATACAACAATCACATCGAATCCCATGCATTTTGCTAAATTAATTTTTATTTTATCGTGATTATATTTTGATATAGCAGATTCTCCATATGGAGTTTTCCATGGATTATTGTGCTTATCTAATTGATATGGGTGTTTTGGATGATACCTAGTACCATTGCATTCTAGTATAATTTTATGGTCTTTTATAAAGAAAGCACAATCATAAGAAAAGTGCCTTATTTTATTATTTTCTTGATACTTTAACCGATATTGCTTTTTGTATTTTATATTATATTTTTCTACAATAGAATCAATAATTTCATTTTCCCAAAAACTTGAATAATTTGCCTTACATCCGCATGAACGTATACTACCACTAATTAAACATGACGCATTCGCAACATGTTCTTTGCCGCATTCACAAATACATCTCCAATAATTTGATCTATTTTTAGAAGTTTTTCTTGGATCATCAACCATTTCTAATGCGGTTAATATTCCAAATTTTTTATTTGTTAAATCGGCACTCTTTTTCAGTTTTACATTTTTATATTGTTCACATCCACAATTTGGATATTTTGAACTTCTCAAATAAGATTTATACACAACTGTTTCTTTACCACAGTCACAAATACATTTCCACCACGTACTTCTTGATTTCATTTTTGAATCAATTGGTTTAGCAACTTGCTCCAAAACAGTTAACTTTCCGTATCTCTGATTACAAATATCTACAATCTTTTTCTTAGACCATAATTTATGAGAACATTCTCCGCAATCCTTAAAATATCCATATATTATATGGTAGATATTTTTGTCGCAATACTTACCACAAATTAAGCACTTACATGAAAAAATATATTGATGCTTTAATATAGATTGTTTAGGATTATATCCTAATATTTGCAAATTTTCTATTGCTTTACCAGCATATTCTCCAAATAATTCATATGCTTCTAATGGAGTAAATGAACATTTATATAATTTTTTCTTACAATATCTCACATACAATTAACCTTAATAATCCAATTCAATTGAGTTATCGCTTCGTTTATTTGTAATTTCAACTGAGTAACCATATTCAGTAAGAACACGTTTAATAATATTATTCATATTATTTTCAATCATACTGTAATAGTCATAATACTCATCAGATTCTCGTTCATCCTCCGACCACTCATTATCCAATTTATAGAATTTTGAAATCGGAATTTTTAACGAATAAGCAATCAAATTAAGTTGATCGATTCCTGAATAACAATTACTACCGTTTACAAAGCATGAAGCAATAGCAGGATTATCGATCAACTTTTCATCATTCAGCCATAACTCTATTCCGTAGTCATCATAATTGTGACCACAGCATTCACAATAACTACAATCTTGCGAAAATAAAATTCTTACATGTTTCATTTTAGTTTAGAGTATCTGATGAGGGAGTATCAGTTTTTACAAGTTCCCCAGTAGACATTCTCATATAAAGAAAACTTGATTCGTTGATTTCCTCTTCCGCAAACGCTACTGCTTCTGTCATACTATATGCAATATAACTAAGTTCTTCGTCTACAAAGACAATGAAATAATCTGTATCATTGTAATAGACATGAAAAATTACATAAGAATGCTTAACATTTTGAACATATCGCACTGGCTCATCATCACCAATAGCATCAATCAGTTCAGATACATAATCGTCATCATCTAGTTCATGTTCAACATTATCCATAATTCACCTCAAATGTAAATGTCATGTTCTACGAGATAATCCAATATTGCCGATGGAATTTCGGTAATCTTTGATCCTTTCTCATTGTTTAAAGTATACTCCATAATTTGGAGATTGTCAAGTGAGGACATTAACTCGACAGGAATATCAAGCTCAAATCCTTTTGCAATTGGAAATATATGATCTACATTATATTTTCGTCTATTATCAATAACGATTCCTGCCAATTTTAAATTACAATTTGTCAAATAATATATTCGATTGGCATATTTTCGATATTTCTCACTTTTCATTCAATTGATCAACTATACAAAACAAACTATTATTTGTATAGTTATCAATTCTGCTTTGTGCCAATTTACAATAATCAGGGTTAAGTTCAAACCCAATATATTTTCTATTATGCTTGAGTGCCATTAATGCGGTTGTTCCACTACCCATAAACGGATCAAGAATAATATCATTTTCATTGCTCCATGACAAAATTTGATCTTCTGCCAATTTATCAGGAAACGGTGCAGGATGACCAGTTTTTGATGCACCTACAGTATATGAGAAAATGTTTGAGTAGTACTTGAACTCTTTTGTTGCTTTATATGAAATCCCATTAGGTGAACGCATAGCCTGTTTATTGTCAATTAGCTTTCTACGTTCAGAACCATAGCTTTCAATTTTACCAGCATTTTTACATGGAATCAATATTGGATTAAATGTTTTTGGCTTCCCCTTACTCAGAACAAACATATACTCAAAGCATTGTTCATATCGATTATGCGTAAGAGGAATATAGTTAATCTTCTGATAAATCATTGTATCGTGAAGATTAAGTCCAATTTCCTTAAAGTATAATGCTTGCTTAAATGAGGTACCTGACTCAGTGCCATTAGTTGTTGAATCTCCAACTACCCATACCATTACAGCGTTAGGTTTCATCACACGATACAGTTCTTTGGCAATTCCCTCAAAATCGAACTCATATCCTCCATAAGCTCTTAAATTATCATATGGAGGTGAAGTCACAATACAATCAATTGAATTATGTGGTAATTCCTGAAGCAAGTCTAAGCAATTACCACACTTAATATAATTTGTTTTCATATGGTTAAAGTGTCAGATACAATCCAGTCGTTTCTTCAAATACACGGCGAACATCTTCAACATACACACAATCAAACAACTTTACTCTCTTATATCCACGAGAAGTAGATTTATCAAATTCCATAACATATGCATCAATACCACGATCAAGATAAATTGTACAAACATTCATAGTACGATTCATCTTAAAATCAAACCGAAAATACATTGCCAAGGACTTATTGGTCGGCAGTTCTGTTTCACCAAGGTTGACATATGTTGTACCAAGCATCGCATGAAACTTTCCACGATAACCATTTAAAACACTATTAAGTTCAAGCGCGAAGTTCTGAATCTCGGACTTTGTGTATGCCATGTTATTTGTTCCTGTAAGAAGATAGAATGTGTTTACTTTTTCCTATATGAGTAGTATAACACAAACAAAAAAGGAGAACAACAAAAATTTGTTCTCCTTTGAGTTAAATCAACCTGTTAAAGTTTACCTTTATTGATTCGTTCAATCAATACCGCAAGTCGTTTTTGATTAAGTTCAGTACCAACAAACCGTTTTCCATATTTGTAAGCATAAAACCCGACAAGTCCTTTGCCCATACACAAGTCACCAATACAATTAAATGGTAAATGCTTACAGACTAATTCGATGATCTTTTTTTCATTCTTTTTGTCTAGCATATTGGCAAGTTCAAACCATGCTGAATCACTTGCATAAATTACGTAGCATGGATATTTTCTTGAATAATAAAAACTTTCTAATACCCAAACAGTAGTATATCGTTTTTTACATTCCGCCTTAATGTTTTCGACATACTGCTTTCCAATTTCAACAAAAAGATTTTTTGGTTTAATTTCATCAATACACTCAAAAAAACGATCAATAAAACATTGAAAGTTACTTTTATAATCAGTTCGCTCCGCTTTAGTATAATAACCATTTAGCAAAGAAAGATTATATGGCATATCTGTAAAAATACAATCTGCCTCTTTCATAAAATCTGGCAAAGGTTCAAAAATATCATGAACTTTTACAATAGAATCATTAGGCAAATTCCAAACTGTCATAATCAATTCCTTTTTCTTCTAACTCATCAATAAAATATGGACTTTGACGATTATTTGGTCTATTTCCAATAGAACTCTGAAAATCTAAGTGTTGAACTAAACACGGACGAATGCGCCAATATTTTCGTTTTAGTTTAGTTAATGCATAAGCAATCAAACAATCAACCGCTTGTCCCTGCCATTTTTTAGGGCGTTCTTGTTTAAATTGATCATGCATACTCACAATTTGATTTGGTAAATTTGGTGGTAAGTAAATACATTGCGCCCAAAGAAAATTACTCCCACCAACATAAGAGGTTTTAAAATAAGATTTAGGTTTTTCAAAAAAATTAAAAACCTCATTTGTACCTTTTTCAGTAATGATATTTTCAATTCTATTCTTAAAATTAGAACACAATAAAATATCATCCTCTAAAATAATACCACCAGTATCATTAATTAGTCTACACGCATCAAAAAAACCATTATATGCATTTTTTGTTTTATCAACAACTACTTCTAATTCAGGAATAATACTTTTAAGTAGTAATACATTTTTTGTTCTTTCTGTAGAAAAATCTACAGTTCTTACAACGTATCTCATTATTACTCCGTCATATATACGTTTTCATCCATGTCCTTCATTTCCCATGCAGGACTATACAGCTGTTTCTTAAATAGTTCCGCAACACCTGTAATTTGCTTAAGACGATAAACTTCTTCTGCTTGCATACCAAGTTGTGTTGCAATATCATCTTCAGATACGCCCTGATCAATAAGTGCCTTAACAAGATCACCCATCATTTCAACCTGATGAACACCACGTGCACGGTTAAATTGGACTGTTGCGGCCATACGATGGGAAATATCATGCTTAAGAACAACAATGGGAAGTTCTTTAGCCTTGAGATAATCCTTAAAGATAGTATATCGATGGAACCCGTCAATAATGATATACTTTTCCTCTTCTTCGCTCCAAATTGTAACAACTGGGAAGCACATACCATTAGCAATAATTGACTGTTCAAGCAACTTCATATTTTCACCGCTTACACTATTGGGGTTATAATTATTTGCTTGAACCTTATCAATTGGAACCATAATTACATCAAAACATGGACAATTGACCTTACCCTTCTCGGTTTCTACAATAATATTCTTAAGTTCACTCATTTATTTTTTCCTATATTCATAACGAAAACCATAAGCCTGTTTTGCCTTTCCTTGACAAACTTCACCAATATGGCTTAACCTGGCATTCTTCCAATTTGTATTTTGACGTATCCAATTTTGTGCTTCTTTAAGTGTTTCGCACAACTGAACATCATTTCCATTACTATCAATTATAGCGCAAAATCCTTTCCAATTTGGATTATTTTTCCCATTGTGATTTTTACTTCGTGCGCTAAGTTGTTCTCTTACTTTATTGGAAATTATTCCACTATTCCATGCATGAACCATATTTTCTGACGGCGTTACCCACTCAAGATTATCCACTGAATTGTTAAGACCGTTACCATCAATATGATTAACATGAAGCTTATTGTGTGGATTCGGAATAAACGCTTCTGCAACTAATCTATGAACAAGAAATTTGTTTGATTTGCCGTTCTTAGATAATGTTACAACATAATATTCCGCAAGTCCTTTTCCCTGTGGATGCTTGAGAAGCGAAGGTGAAAGTAATCTTCCTCTCACCTTCATGCTTCCCGATTTTCGTTTAATGGTTCTATCAACGCTACGAATCTTTCCAGTAGAACTTACCTCATAGATTGATTCGTAACCATTGATGAATTTCCATTCTTCGAGCATTATAGTACACTCATCCAATATTTGAGTCGTTCTTCACGCGGATCAAGTGCTGATTTCACAGGCAAATTGTTTTCATAATCATTAAGAATTAGCTGTCTGCACTGTTGACGTGCCACATAATTATTATTCAAATGCTTACTAAATCGTTTAATGAAAATTTGCTTTTTATGCTCATCAGGATAAGTTTCAAGCAGAAAATCTCGATATGCTTTCCAGTCCACAAAATTCTTTGGTAGCTTTCGTACCTTAAGCATTTTGTCATCCTGACCATAGATATTTCCTACCATAATACCGTCAATTCGCTTTAGTAGCTTATCATAGGTCTTAGGTTCAAATTCAGGCAGTTCCACAAGAGACTTAAACGACTTTTCGTGAATGAGTGAAGAAACACGCATATCTTTCATACCAAATCCTTTCATGTATTGGTAATCGTAAATGCGAGAATACTTTACACCATTCTCATACAGATAACGCCAAATATCCCAAAAGTTCCAGTCAAATAGTGGATAAAAATTATAAGAATTTTCTGAATATTGTCCACGTTGGGTAGCCCAATAAATGTTCTTATACGCAGGATTCTTAACAACTGCCCTCCAACGATTGGGGGACTCAACTGCTCGAAGACCAATCAAGAAAGCGGAATTGGGGTGAGCACGTTGGAAATTATCAAGCGCATCATAGAAGCCGAATCCCTTTTCCTTATCTCGAATTGTTTCATGTTCTCGATCCCATTCAGGAAACTTAATCGAATCTGGTTCTTTTGGTCTCATCCAAATCTTATGTTTTCCTGGTTCCCAGCACTTGAGCTGTCCTTCATTCATTGAAGTTGCATTGGTGAGATTAAACGGAATCTGATACCACAGCTTAATTGTATTTTCAGGATACAAATTCATCAAATATCGAACCTGCTCAACTGTAGACTCATACACAACTTCTTCATCAAGGAAAAAAATACCAACTTTACGGTCTCGTTTATGTGCCTCAACTAGTGTCATATGAGCTAGAACGGTTGAGTCCTTACCGCCTGAAATCGATACACAAATATTTTCAAATTCATCAAACAAAAATGAAATACGCTTCTGTGCGGCTTCTACCACATTACAATCAAGATAATGCTGTCTCAGCATAAAACTTCTCCAAACGATTAATCCAATCTTCTAAATCTTTCTTTTGCCAACAATCAATAGACAAATCACTTGTCGTTACAGTAAGGTCTTTTTCACGTGTTCGAGTCAACAGTGAAATAAGTTCTTGTCGTCTAATCGGAAAATCAATAATTGTATTATTTTCATCTTCCTTATATGTCGTACAATTTAACTTTTTAAATCGAAGATTACGGCATAAAAATTTATTATTTTCTGTAAATTGAGTATTATTTGATTCTTCGATAAACTCTGAAGGCATACTATTGATTATGTCAAAAATATGCTTTGCTCGAATAGTTCCTGCATGAATAGCTAGATTACGAGGAATCGTATCAGGGTCTTTCATGCCAATTTCAGAAAAACGCTTTTCCTTGTCCTTATTATATTCATCAACGTCTGTTTTGTCAACATCAATGTGAATAAACTTGGCCGTAATGTGTACAGGCTTAATAAACATCTTTGAGTTTTTAACAATTTCATACTCAAATTGTTCGCCTTTATACAACGCATTGTTGTATTGATCCATAAGAATCATTACGTCCTTTTCATCATTAATGAACGGAAGATATGAAAATACAATACGTTGAGGTGTTTGATTTAGGAAAGCATTAACGCAGTTATATTCCAATGCATAACGATTTTCTTGGATGAGAAGTTCATCTGAAATGATCAATGTTTTCTTATCAATCCATTGTAGCAAACGATAGTAATTCTTATACATGATTGCATCTTTATATGCAAGATATTCAAATGGAATATTTTCAGGAAAAGAATACTCAGTTTTGCAAGTTGGATTATAAATCACCAAAATTTTTCTTACATCATTATTCTCAATATAATGAGATACAACTTTTTGTTTATCCCAATCACCAATATAAAACATCAACTAGTCCTTTTATAGGTTTAACTATCAATCCCACTATAGCATATTACTTAACATAGTGCATGATGAGTTGTAAAAATTTGTTTCCCTTTATGATTTGTTCAAGATGATACTTGAAGTAATCAAATTTAGTTACATCGTTAACCTCTGCATAGTACTCAGTCACCTTTGAATAATGTCCAATCTCATTCTGAAAGGCACTACCATAATTTGCATTCATAAAACAGGTATGAGCGATCGATAGTAAGTCACAATAATTAGTGGCATGTTGAATTTTTGCCAACTCCTCTTTCCTCACTCTCAACTCATCAAACCACAACCTCATTATAGCATCTCCCCAACACCATTGCAAGCATAGCATAAATCCACAACACCCATCATTGTACCACATAAATTTAGATAAGTCAAGAAAAACACATATAATTTTTTCTATTAACTTTTTCTATGAGTCATAAAGAAAACCTATTAAGATATCCTATTGATTAGTTTAACCTTATCATAAGTTTGATCTAAATCAAGTATTTGTTGGATTGTTCTAAAATGTGTTGTTAAAATACAACAAATAAGCACTTTACCCTATTGACAAACATTTTAGTTTGTGGTATAATATATGTTAATAAAAGAGGTTAATAAAAAATTATATAAATTTTAGAAACGAACGTAGTGAGTTTCTGTTGTTACGAATGAAATGAGTAACAACTTTGAATATTACTTGAATGTTAATTAACTTCTACTCTAAATTACTTGAAGAAAATAAACATCTACGAAACGTTAGTTGAGTAGATGTTGTTACGAACGTAGTGAGTAACTGATAAACAAAACATTAAATGTTTCTTAGATGATTACTAACGGTTTATCTTCACTACGTTCAGATAAACAAAAACTTCGTTTCACTCAGTTTTAATTACTTCCTTTGATTCTTAATTACTACTGAAGATAAATTAAAACAAACTTAAATCTATCTTCATGAGTATTCTAATGGTTGAAGTTCGTTACACTCACTTCAACAGAAAAACAAGTTTTCTTACTTGACATCTTAAAAATATTCTGATATACTTCAATTATAGTAAATTAACTTATTAACCACTTAATTAGAAAACTATTGTGAGAAGGATACTATGTGAAGTATATGGTCAATAACCCCTGCCTTTAGACGGGGGTTTCCGCGCCTAATGTTCTATGAAAAGAAAATATTCGTAAATTTAATCTGTAACATGTTGACAAGATGACTTAGGCATGCTATACTATTGTTGTAATAATTTTGTTACCTCTTTTTGTTGTGAATATCAATGATTAAAGAATACTACAACGTTTACTATAAAAAGAATAAGCTATATGTTCGTGGACTAGATGAGAACGGTTCACGAGTAATTGAGGAAGTGGATTACTGCCCTACTGTATGGGTTAAGCCTGAATTTAATCTTGTTCAATGGAAATCCTTAATCAAGGAGCAAGAACTTAACAAGTGGAAAACAATGATCGATCATCATCCAATGGTTGGAGTGAAATTTAATTCTATTCATGATTGTAAACAGTTCATGAATGATAACAAATCATATGTTAAGGACGAGGAAGGAAATACAGTAGTATACAGCAAGGTGTTTACATCACCCGATAATCAATTTATCTCTCAGTACATTACCGAGACGTTTCCAGAGATTCAGCATATTCCTTCAACGAAACTTAAGATTTATTCATACGACATTGAAACTGAAGTTGGTCATAGAAACTATGATGATGAAAGTAAGGTAAAAGTAAGAAACGTAATTGATAAGTCCTCAATGACTGAACAAAAACAGCACATTAAGGAAATGACAATTGCGAAATTTGAAACATTACCAAATCGTAATAAGTGGGAACTATATGATGAATCAACAAAAGACTGGGTAAGTTATTCTCAACATCCGTATCGATATATTGGCGGGTTTCCTAATCCTCAAGATGCTAATGAAAAAATTACATTAATCACAGTAAAAAATGTAAACGAAAATCATGTTTATACATTCGGCATTAACGAATTTGTCAATGGTCGTGACGATGTAACATATATCAAGTGCGAAGATGAAAAAGAGCTACTAACTAAGTTTATTGAATTTTGGTCGGAAGATTATCCTGACATCGGCATTACGTGGAATGGTAGCCTATTCGATAACACATATTTGTACAATCGAATTAGTAAGATTCTTGGGAAGGATACCGCTAATCAACTGTCTCCTTTTGGAGATGTTAGGGTGAGGGATCTTAGTAATGCAAAACGTGGTAAGTTCACAAACGATGTAGCCACAAATTTCGCTGGAATTATTGATCTTGATTATCTAAAAGTATACAAAAAGTTTAGACTGATTACAAAAGAAAACTATAAACTTGATACTATTGCAGGGGATGAGATTGGATTCAAAAAGGTCGAAAATCCAACAGGTGGAACATTCAAAGATTTTTACTCGGGAGAATTTGAGGTTCGAGTAAAACCGAGTGAAGATTCACATGAGATTAGGAAACTTGGTTATGAACGTACTCAGTTGTTTGATCGACTTCAGGAAAATCCACTTGACGGAGTAGCACAACGCAAGTATAATGAATTAGATTCGAAGATTAAGCAGATGTGTCATCAAGTGTTCACAGAATATAACATTCGAGACGTAGAGCTACTTGATAAACTTGATGCAAAACTTAAGTACATCGATCTAGTGCTTAACATTGCATTTATGGCACATTGTAATCTTGAAGATGTGTTTAGTCCAGTTAAAACATGGGATTACTGCATTTATTACTATCTCAATAAAGATAATTTGGTAATTCCACAAAAGAAACAGGTCACCAAAACCGAGAAGTTTGTCGGCGCCTACGTTAAGCCCCCACTAATCGGTAAGCATGAATACTGTGAATCGTTTGACTTGGACAGTCTGTTAAACTAAACGGGACAGCAGACTTTAAACCGTGTGAATTCGGGGGAACTCCGACCAAGTAAAGTTGAGGACAATCCCGAGCGAAGCCCAAAATATTGGGAACGTGTAACGACTATCGAAAGGGTAATGAACTGAGTAGAGTACCTTCAAGCGAAGGGAAGCGCACGGATTCCATAATTTAAGTTATGGTTTATGATATAGTCTATTCCATATAGTAATATATGGCAGTGAATATTAAATTATTCACGGGTAGTAAAGTAGCGTGTACTATCGAATACAAAGATCCTTAAATGTTGGGGACATGAGTTAGTAATGACTCATTGAAAACAGTGTGAATTCAGGGAACAACCGACCAAGTAACGTTGAGGTTAATCCTGAGCCAAGCCAAAAGAATTAATTCTTTTGGAAGGTGCAACGACTAGAACTTTTGTTCGTACTTTATAAGCTAATGATAAAGGAAGCGCACTGAAACCATAAAATCTATGATATAATGGTTTATGATATAGTCTGCTCCATATAGTAATATATGGCAGTGAAGATAATGCAAATCTTCACGGGGTTATTGTTGCGAAATAACCTGAACATTTTGGCACATTATTATGCAATACAATATTTCGCCTGAAACAATTGTGAAAGATCAGCGTAGTGGGTTACCAATTAAGATGGAACTGAATCTTGAGGAGCTGATTCAGAAAACGTGCAATACTTCACAGGCGCATCAAATGAATGTTGCGTTAGCTTCTTCGGGATATTGTTTTAGGAAAAATGAAAAGGGAATCCTTCCTTATTTGTGTGAGTCGTTTTATTCTGAACGTAAATCAATGAAAAAGATTTATCTAAAGAATCAATCGGAACATGAAAAGGTGGTAATTGAACTTCGTAAACGAGGACTGATTTAAAATGAAAAATGTAGAAGATAAATTATTTGAACTTTTTATCATTCAACTTCAAATTCTGCGATCAAAAACTGCTATAATTGCTCTATATAATTATTACGATTATACTTTCACTACAGATTTAAGCAATTTTGATGCAGTCAAATTTGTAAGAATCTCCGAAAAGATTATTGAAAATCAATGCAATCTTTTCACGGAAATTGATTGTGATAAATTGTTTGAATATTTTTTACATACACAATATGTTAATACTGTATGTACTACGCCTGATTATAAACTAAGTCGTGCAATTGAAACGAGTAAAATTACGATAAATGAGTTTATGCTAGGTGATACAAAACAACTCAAGTATAAAGTTATGAAATCGATTATTGACGACGATGTAAATGATTTTTATGACAATATTCGTGATGTTAGATTTTATGGGGAAGGTTTAGTGTGTGAGGATGGTGAATATAAATGGAAACAGTAAAATTAACCTGCCGTGTGGTATGTCAGGCGCCTAATTCACGAGATACGATGAATGAAAGCGGAAAATTGATTATTCAGAAGACCAATCAATATCTCACATTTTCTCATAATGGGCTTTGTTCTGTACCATATTCATTCTTTACGCTTGACAAAGAGAATACAGCAGAACTTGCAAAATTCATCAAATCAATGTATAATGTGGATTCAGAAAACGATTTGAAGATTAGTAACGACGATCTTCAGTTTCTAATTAAGAATGGTTTTCAAATTGAACGTGATGAAAACAATGCAATTCACATCCACAGAGGAAAGTAAATCGTATGAGTGATGAGGGAACAATAACCGAAACCACAGAAGAAAAGAGTTTGACAGATAAGATTGTTGAATGGAAAGATATACTGTCACGTAAGTTACGCACTCAGGGTTATGCTATGGATTGTCGAGTTAATGATAATCAAATTATTGTGTATAATCCATTCAATAACGAAGTTCTGTTTCAAATTGAATGTTTTGAGCAATCTCCCTCATTTTTAATTTTTAATGTGTTTAAGAATTGTTATCAATCAAGCGGTTCAATGAATACGTTTGATGCAGTGATTGATTTTTTTGAAAGACGAATTTTAAAATAATATGAAAGCAGTAGCTATTTGTGGTTACAAGGGCAGTGGGAAAGATTTTGTTGCGAACGTCCTAATTAATTGGGCACGTCAGCATAATTTTTATGGTCGTAAGGCCGCATTCGCCGACCCAATCAAGTGGGTTATTATGGATGCATTTGATCTAAATGAAGAGCTTGAGTACGATAACTTTAAGCGTTCCTCAGTTCAACTATCAAGCGGTAAGGTAATTCCTGGTCGTGATATTCTTCGTAGTATTGGTATGACAATGCGTAGTTTTAATCAGGATGAATTTGTTAAGCGAATGGACAAATACATCAAAACAATTAATCCTCCTCATGAACTTGAGCCAATTGTTGTAATTACCGATCTACGATTTAAGAATGAAGTAAAGTGGGCAAAGGAAAATCATATTCCAATCATCAAGGTAAAGCGAAACACCGCAGTATTTGATGGTCATGTGTCTGAAATGGAAATTGATGATTTTCTATGTGATTATATTGTTGACAATAACCGTGATCCTGAACAAACTGAGGATCATGTAAAGAAGATTGCAAGTATTATTTTTTCCTAACAATGAACTAATGTGAGATATATTATGGGTATTAAGCATCTTAAGAACAGCACAACTGAAACAAAGATTTACAAACTTAACAATCATCTACAGGAACTTGATCCTGAAGATTTCACTCCTAATGCGGTTGATATTCGACTTGGTGAAGTGTTTGAATTTACCTCAGACACTGTAACACTTGATGGTGATAACAAGCATCACCGTGAACGAAAGAAGATCGAACCTGATGCAGATGGGTTCTATACTTTCCGTGAAGGTTATTATCCTATTACCCTTGATGGATGGATTGAGGTGGGCGAACATGAGGCAGGGCTGTGTATTCCTCGAAGCACACTCATCCGCAACGGCGTAACAATCTATACTGCAGTGTATGATTCAGGTTATCATGGGCGAATGATTTCCGCAATGTATGTTGCACCAGGCACCGTGTTTCGTTGTCGAGCAAACGAGCGAGTGTGTCAGTATATTGTAATGGATGCGGAAACTGCGTATCTTTATCATGGATCATATCAGGAAAAGAAGACGGCACAGTAATTAAATTTGTGCTATAATGAAAAGTAAGGAGACAGTAATCTTTGCCTCCTTTATGTGTGAATTTTATAATTTATTTTATTTGAACTAAAATGCATCTATCTGCTGATACACTTTCTATTCTTAAGAATTTTTCTTCTATTAATGATAATCTTATCATCAATCAGGGTTCTGTTCTCAATACTTGTAATGCTGAAGATTCGATTTATGCTACAGCTACAGTGTGTGAAGAATTTCCGTGTGAGTTTGGTATCTACTCTCTAACTCAATTCCTTAGTACACTTGATCTGTTTAAGCTCCCCGATCTAACGTTCTTTGATAAGTATGTTTCAATTGTTGATAAGGACGACCCAAGCATTAGTATCAAGTATTATAAGACTAATACACAGATGCTCAAGCGTCCACGTACTCTAAAGCAACTTCCTGAAGCCACCGCAACGTTTGTTCTAACTGCGACAAACCTTAAGCGCCTCAATAAGGCACGTGGTACTCTTAAGTGCGACGATCTTAAGATCAAGAACGAAAACAATCGAATCTATGCAATTGTGTATGATTCAACTGGTTCAAACGAAAACACTTTCACAATTGAGCTTGAGGAATATTACGGTGAAGATTTTGAGGTGACGCTTAAGCAGGAAAAGCTTGCACTTATTAGCGGTGACTATAACTGTAAGATTATCGCCAATCGTATTCTTCGTTGTGAGCATGTTGATCGACCAATCAACTACACAATTGCGCTTGATGTAACACGAAAGCAGTAATCGGTTGACAAATAATTAAATTTGTGATAAATTAAAAGGAGGAAGATTTGGCGTAGTGTTCTTCCTCCTTTCTTTTTATATTATGAGGTTTTAGAATGAATAAGAATGAGAATGAAAAATTATGGGTTGAAAAATATCGTCCTCAAACATTGGAGGATTTGATTATTCCTCAAAAGACTAAGGAAGTGTTTCAGGGATTCATCAACTCGGGAGATATTCCTAATCTAATTCTTCATTCTAGTGTTCCTGGATCAGGTAAAAGTAGTGCTTCATTGGTACTTTGCCATGCACTTAATATGGATGTACTAAAAATTAACGCATCGCTCGACAACAGTATTGATGTGTTGCGTAATCGAATCACTAATTTTGCAAGTAGTGTTTCTCTTACCGATCGTCCCAAGTGTGTGATTCTTGATGAGGCAGACGGTCTAAGTCAGAATGCATTCCAACCAGCCCTTCGTGGATTTATTGAAGAATTTAGTCAGAATGTTCGATTTATCATGACGTGTAACTATATTGATAAAATCATTCCTGCGGTTCTTTCACGTTGCGCTGTAATTGAATTTAATGTAAAATCTGATGAAAAGCCTTCTTTGATTAAGGAATCGTATAAGCGTGTAACAAGTATTCTTAGTGAGGAAAACGTTAAGTTTGATCCTAAGACCGTAGCCAAAATGATTACACTGTCTTATCCTGATCTTAGAAAGGTGATCAACACACTACAAAATTATAGTGCCGCTGGGGAGATTGATGAAGGTATTCTTAAGTCATTCAGTAAGGGAAATTTTGATGAGCTTGTCTCATATCTAAAGCAGAAGAAGTATACTGATATGCGTCAGTGGGTTGGTCGTAATAAGGACATTGACGCCACAAAGGTATTCCGATATTTCTACGATCATGACTCAGAAATTTTTGTGAATGACAGTATTCCTCAGGCGGTACTTGTTACAGGGCAATATGAGGTATGGGACACTCAGGTTGCAGATAGAGAGATTAATCTGGCCGCATACCTAACTCAAATTATGGTATCCTGTCAGTTTAAGTAAACAAGAGTATTGTGTTATGACAGAAAAAGCTAATCCGTTTGATTTTGTTAATGCAATCAACAAATCAAAAGAAAATCTATTCGAAACACGTAATTACACTGATTCCGATTACAATAAATTCATTGTGAATCGTGCAATGTCACAATATTCTGATACTATCTTTATTGCGAATGAAGCCAATAAAACCTTAAATAATATTCCAAACAAATCACATTTTAATTTTTATCGTTTTATTGTTCCATCAAAAAAGCGATATTCTAAATGGGGAAAATCTGATATTTCCAAGAAAGTTGAAACGATTATGCAGTTTTATGATTATTCGTTACAACGTGCACTGGAAGTTGAGAGTATTTTCTCGGAGGATGATGTTAAGAATATGAAGGAAATTATGGATACAGGAGGCAGAAAACGTGGTTGATTGGTCTCCTGATATGATGAGAGAAGTTGAATTGGTTGGTGATGATGCTTTCTTAAAGGTACGTGAAACACTTACACGAATCGGTATTGCAAGTCATAAGGATAAGTGTCTATTTCAAACTGCACACCTTTTACACAAACGAGGAAAGTATTACATTGTACATTTTAAAGAAATGTTTCTGTTAGATCATAAAGAATCTACATTGACAGAAGATGACATTGGACGAAGAGACACGATTACACATCTTTTGGAAGAATGGAATCTTGTTAAACCTGTTCATGAAATGACAACTCGTTTTAAGTCTTACCTACCACAGCTTAAGGTGGTACCATATGACGAAAAGGATGAGTGGAAACTAATTCCAAAATATCTTATTGGAAACTTCAAAAAGAAAACACACAAGTAAATTTTTGTGCTATAATAACCCTATAGAACAAATAAGGTGTTCTACAAACAACATAGTGAGGAAAATAATGGAAAATCAAATTATTGTAATTGAACTTGGTATTGGTGAAACGTCTCAGTGCGCAAACGCAATGCAGATGATGATTCTTAAGGAAGCACAAGAACTCGGTAAGAAGATTGAGGCAATTCTTGATGAAGCGGATGAAACTGCTGAGACTGTTCGAATTGAACTTACCACCTATGAATGGGACTCTATTCTTGCGGTACTTAAGATGCTTCCTTATATGACGGTTGCAGAAACCATTTCCAAGATTCTTACTCAGGCTACCGAACAACTTAATAAGGGTGAATAATGTCTGATTGCGCTGTAACATATTGGTCAAAGGGTGAAGAATACTATATGATCATTCTTCCCGATAATATTGACGAAACATGGACGTTTAACTACGACTGGGACGAAATTGAGTGCGTTTCCCCGACAGAAGATGAGGAACCATTCTATATTTCATTCCCCGAAATTGATTATGGACACTTTGAACCAGTAGATTATTCTCAGGATGAATATGATGGTCGTGTTCATATTCGTTGTAAGGTTGTAGAAGAAAAGCGTACTATTCGCAATCATAATGAATGTTGTTGTAAGCACTGTGACGGTGAGAATGTGAAGAATCAGTCTCACAAATATCCTAATATCTGGAAGACTTACGAAGAACTCATGGATGGATTTAAGCATGATGAATCTGATTGGGTATATTCACAAAAGAAGTATACTTGCACGTCTAAGGAAGACAAGAATCCAATTGACGCTCTAGATGCGTTCAATAAAATCTTTTGATAAGTTTTAAGATAAAATAGAGACATATTCCCACTTATGCGTAATTGTGTGAGTGGGAATTTTTGTAGATAATTCTTCATGAAACACACAATTACAGAAGAAGAATTTGTTGAGAAGGAAAAATTTTTACGATTGATTGGATATTCAACCATTAGAATTAATCGATGGAAACGAAAAATCTTAGTGGCAGTTGATCCAATGAAACAGAAACGGAAAAAGTAAATGCCAACATATATTTTTGTTAACAAAGAAACAGGGGAACAATTTGAGAAGTTCATGAAAATCTCTGAGCGAGATCAATATCTCAAGGATCATCCTGAGTTACAACCAGGTCTAACCGCGTGTGCATGGCAAGAAGCCGCTTTTGGTGGACGTAAGCCCGATGCAGGATTTAAGGAAGTTCTACAAAAGATCAAGGAAAGAACGCCTGGTGGTTATAAGATGAAATCTAGTTTTGTATAATATATTATGGAAAACGATCTTCGTAAATTGCTCACAGAACGATTCAACTATTTTCGTTCGTCTGGGTTTAAGAAGTATGACGAACGTATTAGTTTAGAGCTTGATGAAAACGGCGATACATGGATGATTAATCTCGGATTCGGTAATCAACATCATCTTACAATTGATACGAATACTAATGAAACAAAAATCTTTGATTCACTTTCATGTGTTGAAAAGTGCATGAGTCCAATTTCATTTGAGCTGGCTAATGATATTGTCAACGATGTGGCAAGAAAATTTTTATTGACTTAAATCAAAAGGCAGAGACATAATTTACATTTCTCTGCCTTTTATTGTGTTATACTAAGAATATCTAAATTACCAACACCTGATGAGTTAAACATGATTTCTGAAACCCTTGATCTTAAGATTGTTCGCGACGAAAACACCTACCGTCTGTTCTACATGGACAATAACCAAGTGGCTGTGCTGTTTGGTGTATCTCCGAAGATCATTAACCAAGTATATAAGGAAATTGATAGAGCAATTAATAAAAAGGTAACTCGACCAATTGAGTGGGAACAAGCAGAAGAGCTTGAAACATATACCTGTTCAATCTATCCACGATATAATAAGAACACAGGCACCATTATGATTACAATTAACAATGACAGTTATAATGGTTACCACACAACGAATAAATTCATCATTACACTTGATAAGGCAAAAGCCCTAAATCAGAATCTTTTCAACGAATATCAACTTCTAAAGTAATAAATTTAAATTATGTGCGATTATCAGTCTTTTTCCGATTCTCATAATACAATTGAATTTTTTGGAAATTCTTATGACGGCGGTACACTAAGCATTAGTCGTAATGACATCATGTACTCATACGATGTGATTGGTAGTCAGGTACACGAATTCATCAAGTGCCTGTCTGACGAAACGGTAAAGCAAAAGCGAATGGAATTTGATGAAGGAATGAGCATCACTATCAAGCATCAGAAGAAAGGTATTGCATTGGTTGAATGTGTTGATGGTCAACTAAACACACTGTTTAAATTTAATCTTACTGAAATGGAATTTGATGAGGCACAATAAACATGGTCGCACGAAAACGAAATTCAGTTACAAAGCAGACACCGCAGTTTCCTCAGTTGGATCATTCGTCTGTCAAGTCATATAATCATAGCTTAGTGTCTGCGTTCAATTGGTATAATCTTCATTGGGACGCGGATTATTATAAAAAATATGCAATCGAATCAGCCGAGTCAAACAATAACTATAAGGAATTTGTTCCATATCTCAAACGAGCAGATTATTTGACAATCCGACAAATTGCAGTATATTTTGCATTACTTGATAATTGTCAGGAACTAAAAAAAGAAGAACTGACGAAACTCAACAATCTTCTTTCCATGATTTCAATTAGTAATGTTGTTCATAAAGTTAAGAAACAGGTACAACCCAATGTTGTGATTGACGAAAAAGAACAACAGTTTAATATAAAAAGTCACAATGCAATGGCAGAAGTTGAGGATGGACTTGATGAAGTTTATCTCCAAAAGAAAATTCCCAATAATGCAGATAAGATTGTGATGATTTGTGACGATACTAGACTAAAAAAGTATGTATCCGAACAAATTAAGAAAAAACTTGATGTCTATGAAAAGATTCAGTTAGGTGAAGATGAAGAGCTAGTTGAGGCATACAGTAATTATAATAAACGTCAACTTAAACTAACAATTGATTATCTTAATGGTATTCTTTCCACGTTTGATAAGTTAAGAAGTGTTAAGCCAACTTCAACTAAAACAGTACGAAAGCGTCCACAAACACCACAACAAATTACAAAGAAGATGACAGTATCTAAAACACTACCTGAGTTTAAGATTATTTGTCAGCCAGCACATAAGATTGTTGGTAGTAGTGCAGTATATGTGTATTTTGTGGAAAATCGAAAACTTGTTCGATTTGTACCAATGAAAGATATGAGTCTGTCTGCTAATGGTATGTCAATTGTAAATTTTGATCCCGAGAAAACCGTGGCAAAAACTCTACGAAAGCCTGAAGTATTTTTTGAACAATTCAAAAATAGTAAGGGAATCAGTAAAACAGAACTTAAGAAAGCGTTTGATTCAGTTGCAGGACAAACAAAAACATATGGCACTCGACTGAATGATAAATGTGTGATTCTGTCAGCATAAATTAAAACTAATATGTACACTAAAGGAGAAACAGTATTTTTGTTTCTCCTTTTTCTATATAAAATAATTACATTTTATATCGATTAAAATGCTTTCTTTTATTGAGTTTTTGCAAGAGAAAATTAACTTTGCAAAAGGACGTGATAATGACTTCTTTTATCACAATTATGCTATAATTACCTTAGTCAAAGGAGACATCAACAAGTATAAAGTTGAGGGCAAAACTGCTGGATTATGGTCTCATGCGTGTAAGCACCTGTATGAGCTTGATCCAAGTTATGTTGAAAATATTGTACAGCAGGTCAAAAATACTCTTATCAAATATGTTGAGGACGATAAACATCCACGCAACTATGAATTCAAGATGTTTTCCAGAGACAAGAAAGAACTAGGTGGTGATCCCAAAAAGCTTATTTCAAAGGCGCCGAGAGCAAGTATTATCAATTTTCTTGATTTGGTTAATGACAAGATAATGCTCAAGAAAGAGCTTGCACCAATCGAATCAAAAATGAAAAAATATCTCGAATCGCTTGGTGACAAATACGGCTCATATATTGAGGACATTATTGATAAGAGTATTGACATTGATCAAATTGAACGTGAAGAAGATAAAGTTACAGCATTAACAAAAGAACGATATGTTTCTTTCACTGTTCGTAATACAGAAACAAGTATATTCAATAAGCTATTCTTTGATACCAAGAATCATATTGTTGTAATAAAAACAAATCAATTTGTTAATACTTGTTATAAAGTAAGTAATAGTGGATCAACAGTTGAATCGTTCTTTAAAGCAATCTATGATCGTGTAATGCGTAATGCAGGATTTCAGAAAGCATCAACCTATCGAGCGTTTTCTACTGCATTTAACATTTCGTAACTAATTGGTTTTATACATGTGTTTTGATTGTGTGCTATAATTAATGTGAAATAAACATTACAGGAGTTAAGCTATATCATGTTTATTAAGTTTCCTAAGTTGGAACATTATTCTTCCTACAAAGATTTGATTACTGAAGATGATTACGGTCAGTTTAGTTGTCGTATTACTGAAAAGATTGATGGTCAAAACTTTGGGTGCTATATTCCAATGGATAAGACTAAGGAAATTGAGTTTTATTCGCGTAATGGACTTCAATTTGATATTTCAGGTTTTCCTGAAATTAAGCAGGAACTAACTGAGAAACTAATTCAACTTCGAGAAAATGTTATCAATACAGATTATCTTGGTGTTGGTGATGTTGTGACAGGAATTTATCTTAATGGTGAATATTATGGTCGTAAGGCAATTGCACGAATCAATTACAATACTGATCATAATGTAAAGTTCTTCTCGGTTAAGATTATTCCGAACAACAATTTTGAGGAAACTGATTATCTTCCTATTAGTGTATTGAATGGATTGCTTGATCCTGAACTGATGATTGAGGAAACATGGATTAACTCATTTAAGCCGACTGATGAGGAACTAGTGTTTCCAGTAATGTCAAAGTATACTAATCATACAGACAATTCAATCAAGGAAATGGCTGAAGGGTATGTGATTTGGTGGCACAATAATAAGGGAGAAGCAGTTCAGATTCTGAAACATAAGTCACCAGATTTTGATGATAAGGTAAAGCACACTGGAGGTATGCCAAAGTTAGACAAAAATCTAGCTTTCCTAAATCAACAGTATAAAGGATACATCAATGAGAATCGTGTCATTGATACATTCAGTAAATTTGGTAGAATGCCAACAATTAAAGAAATGATTCTAGCTGTTCAGGAAGATGCACGAAAAGACTTCATTAAGGACTACCCTGAAATGAATAATCTGTCCAATAAAGATTGCCGCAAAGTATTCAATGTTGGTAGTAAGCTGTTTCTCCTAATTGATAAAGTGATGAAGACTCATGCTTAAAAGGTTTGGAATCGGACTAGTTGAATTTCTTTCTTTTGCTCCGTTTATTTTATTTTTTATTGGAGCATTTTATTTTTGTTGGTTTAATATTATTACATTGGTTGTTTTCATCACATTTATTTGTTTCTGTGGTGTAATGGTGTTGTGTAGATAAGATAATGACTGAATTGTTTTTCGTTATTTTTGGGTTTATTATTGGATTTGCAACAATCTTAATTTATTCTCATGTGTCAGAAGCATCAAATACAAAGTGGTATTCGTTTGAAAAACAATATCCGCCAAACGATGTACTGTTACGTGTGATGGGTGATCATATTGAATTGAACGGTTCAGAGATTGATTATAAAATTGCAGAATGTTGGATCATTCGAGAAGGAGTTCCGTATTTTGTTGAGGGAATTTCAACAAACGGGGAAATATATGAGAGATTGATTGCGGTAGATCGTTGTAAGAATCTTCGTTGGGCATTGTGGAAGTAGTGTTATATGAGAAATCACCATCTTAATTCACACTCATATCGAAATATCAAACGAATGAGTGTTCGTAGGCAAAAGAAAGCAAAAGTTGGTCAATTCACACAATTATGCTTTCTAGGTAAAATTGTACTAAAAGAAGTTCCATCGGTTGAACTCAATCAATCAGAATTTGAATGGGAAATTAACGATTTTGATAAGACAATTGAATGGGTTATTCAGTCGGTTGAAGCGTTAGGACTTTCTTTTGGCGGTGGATTTGAACCAGATCAAAATCCATGTATTTTATATGGAGGAATTGATTGTATTGGCGCCAAGCAAATATCTCGTCAATATAGAATTAAGAAAACAAGCAACGAGGAATATCATTCTGTACTGATTAATAAATTAACTCAATTTGTAAAGAACAATCCAATCATTGATTATATTGAGGGAACAATTAGTAACGCTCAACTATACGACACACAAAATTTTGATAAAGAAGATGCTTCCTTAGATTACTATAATCTTAAAATTTCAGGTAATATGGAAATTGAATTATCTCCACTTGTTTCCATGAGGCAGAATAAATTTAAGAATTTTGATACGGAAGATCGTATTTCTTGACAATTTAATTTTATTGTGTTAAACTTATAAACAGTAAAATATTTCTCTCATCAAGGATACTATATTATGATTTCTAAAATTGAAAATGCGGTGATTATCATTATTTCTGTGATTGTTGCAGTATTCTTTGCTCACTCTATTGTTACGTATATTGATATGCCAACTGTCTATATGAGCAATAGTAATGGCGCCTGTGTGAAGATTGAAACTGCTGAAGGCAAAACGATTGGTTGTGAAAACCTTAACAAGTTTGATCGTTACGAAGTTGTGTGGGTAAAATAAAATGAACGATGCAATACTGTTTGTTCTAATCGGAATACCATCATTGCTTATGGGAATAATTCTTGGTCATTGCTTCTCATATAATGAACCAATTGTAACATATACACACAATATTGATAATTATAGATATGTTGTGATGTGCGAAAATAAAAATATCGAAAACAATCCTAAGTGCTCTTATTTTATCAATGGAAAACAGGTTCCTGATCCATTTAAGAATGATGTAAAGTGATTTTAGTAAAGGAAGTAAATTGAGTTTACTTCCTTTTTTGTTACACACATTTACAATTGATTTACTTGACATCAATATTTGTTTATGTAATAATACTCACAACAAAGAACAAAACTTCATTAAAGGTTCTAAAATGTTTGAAATGACATATACTAAGCCTCAGATTGCTTCTCTTATGAACATTCGAATTGAAACGTATGAAGAATGGCTTAAAGAAGATTACAGGAAAATAGAACAGTTTAAGAAAGAGCTTGAAGAAACTAATAATGAACTTATTAAGAATTTCCTCACCAATCAAATCAATTCATATGAACAAGCAATTCACGATAGAATGATTGCTGTAAATGAACTTAAAAGTATGAAATATTTGTTGACACACGATTAATTTTATGTAATAATACTTCTAAAGAGAAACAAACAAGGATGTACTAAGATGACGAATTATGTTCAGTCTCATGATGGCAATATGGCGGATAACAATTCTTTGGTCGAAATTGGTGATGATGCGATGCTTGACAAAGACAATATGAACATTGTGACAGAAGGCACCATTCGTGGTATTACGCCCGAAGACCTTGATGATTATCCTTCTGCCGTTGAATACTTTCTTGAGTATTTGGTTAAGAATTATGGAAATTGTGATGAGTCTCATTAAATATCTTAATGTTGAACGTGGTTTCTTTTCTTTGTAATTAAACATTGATTGAGGTGAAATATATTATGATTAAGCAAATTATTGCTTCCTTTGTTGGAATGGTTATGTGTGGTTCGGTGTTTGCTTCCAATGTAATCGAACTACTTCAAAATAGTGTGTTCCCTCAGTATAGTGATACCATTACACTAGGTGATGCACTAACCTATTCTGAACTGTGCGAAAATTCTAAGTCTGAATGGTCTGCATTTAAGAATAGGCGTGGTGAAACGATTGTTGAATTTCGTTGTAAGAATCCCTCGTTTGATAATCTAGATGATCTTAGAAAGAGTGGTTCCCTTGCAATGCTTCGATTTAAGGGAATTTCAGAAGAAGCAATTAAGAATCCAATGAAGGTGCTTCAACTTGGTATTAAAGCAAAGCCTAACGAATATTATAAACTGTTTGGTAAGTCTGCTGTAGATGCAGTTTGTCAATACGATGCAGATAATAACTATGCAGTATTTCACTTTGCACAGTCCAAGGTGAATCCAAATAAATTCACATATCGTAATGCGTTTATGACATATGAGCATGAAGGACAGATTGTTGCTAAGGGAGAACTGATTACAGACATTCATGGTATGGGTGTTCTTGAAGCAGTATATACAAATCACAGCATTGTTCCGAATCTCGATCAGATTTCACGTGATTTGAAGCTTTACTAATTGACAAAACGGAGGAAATTTTTATTTTCCTCCGTTTTTTTTTTGTTTTCGCTTGACAAGTTGTTTTCTTTTTGCTATTATATGTTTTAACAAAGATTAAACAACACTTCTCAAACAAAGTGCATACAATCATGATGAAGTTTATTGCGAAATACGAAACGATTCTTTGCCTCATTGGTATCATCGTTGGTTTGTTCGTAATCTATACAACGATCTCTAAGGACGATGTGACTGCATATGTTAGCAATTCTTCTCAGGTGTGCAAATATGTTGAAGTAGATGGAAAGAAAACAAATTGTTCTGTGCTAAAGAACTATAAGAAATATGATGTTGTGTATATTGATTAATGAATAACAAAAAAGGTAGGAAAGTTAATATTCCTACCTTTTTGTTTATATGATGTTTAGATCATATAATGCTTATGACTAGTAAGTACCGCCATCAATGAGGAATCCTTCTAGCTTGGATTCGCCACTACCAATTACGCTACCTCCAATATGGAGAGACTTAGCAATACCTGCACCACCCTTGACAACAAACGCACCATCTGCGGCAGTTGTTGAGTCAGTTGCATCGTTAACTGTAACAGTAACTGCCTGAATTGTCTTATTGGTTAATGTTTCTGTGCCAGTAAGTGTAGCAAGTGTACCAGAAGCAGGAAGTGTTACATTGGATTCTGCACCCATTGTAAGAGTTAAATTACCACCTGTAAGAGTTAAGGTATTGGTATTAGCAACACCTGTACCACCATTAGCAGGAGCAATTACACCGTTTAAGTGCTTTGTAACATCAACCTTACCGAATGTTGGAGCACCATCTACTGTACCAACCAACACACCTTCAGCATTAGCAACAGCACCAACACCTTCAGCACCATTACCAACAACTAGTTGGTTAGCAGGAAGTGTACTAACACCAGTACCGCCCTTAGAAACGGGTACGACACCGCTAATGTTGGAGAAGTCAGCATCACCCCACTGAGCGGCTGTATTATCACCCTGAGCAATTAAGATCTTGCCCCTATTTCCTGTACCGCTAGAAACTTCAAGTTTGCTACCAATTACTTTAACTGTTTCGCCTTCTTTAACAGAAATAGTATTGGCGTCAATATCAATACCTGAACCAGCATTGTATTGAGTTGGAGCAAACACCTGTACAAATTCAATATCATCAGTACCAAAAGTGATATTACCCTGGTTAGTTAAACGCCATACTGTTCCCTTATATGTACCGTCAGAGATTAAGAATGATGCACCCTTATATGTGATTGTTGGAGCACCGTCAAAATCGTCTGCACGTGTAAGAACAACCTGACCTGTTTCAGGAACTGTAGTAACAACATATGCGCCATTCTGTTTCTTATCAGTTTGACCAACAAGAAGAACACGCATATTCTTCTTAAGCGTAACACCACCAATCTTAGTAGTATTGCCTGTATCAGAGGCTAGTGTAAATACAGCACCAACACCAGGGAATCCAGGTTGATCAGAACCATTCTGATAAGCACCTTCTACATTGTCAATTGCATTAGTTTCACATGCTACGTGATGAACATAACCTAATGCAACAGAGTCAGCATATTGCTTAGTAATAAGATCATTATCACTAAGTGTCTTAAGATCAACGTTAGAATAAGATAATTTACCAGTTAAAGTATCACCACTCTTATGAACGGCGTCATTAATACCAAATCCATCAAGTGTATCTGGATTTTCGCCAGCTGTTACACGACCCTGATCATCGGTGGTTACTTTGAAGTATGTGCCTTTTGTACCAACATTGGATAAACCAACGGTTAAGGTTTTCTTGGCTTCATCTACTGCAACAGAAACACCTTGAGCGCCAGTAGCAGTAAGTCCAACAAAAGCACCATCTGCATTACGGTGAACAAGACCATTCTCAGCGATTGCGGATACCTTATCAAGCACATCAGAATGAGCCTGAAGTTCAGTACCAACCTTTGAAGTAATTACTTGAGGAATTTGTTCATCAACATATTCCTTTGTAGTAATTGTCTTTTCGTTAATCTTTGGTTCTTTAACAAACGTTTTAACGCCGTCAATAGACTGATCACCAGCAGTTTTAACTACAGTGGCGTCTGTGCCAATTGTAAACTTACTATCTTCAAGTGCAACGGTGATGCCATCAGACTTAGCGATTTCAAGCTTACCACCAAGGAGATTAACCGTACCAGCACCCTCAGCACCATCACCAAGATTGAGAGATGTGCTAATTTGTTCTTCAGAGGCGGTTGTAATTCGACCTTGAGCGTCAACCGTGATTACAGGAATCTTAGTTGCGGAGCCATAAGCCTTAGCAGTAACACCTGTATCGGTGATTGCAATTGTCTGATTGTGAGCATCATCACCCGTGATACTAATACCAGCACCAGCCGTAAGGTGAAGCTCAGAAGAAGTGATATTATCTTTTACAAATTTTTCGATTGAAGTATTTTCATCGCCGATATAAAGATTCTTGACGATGGTCTTTGTACCTTCAATTGTAAGGTTGGCGTCTGAATGAAGATGATCGGTAATAAGTTCATTGATCTTCTTATCTGCACCAACAACGATTGCTGTATTTGGTGTAAGTGTTCCTGCGGTTGAGGAAAGTAGGTCGGTAAAATACTTACCGCCAATTACGACGTGATTAGTAGCATTGCCGTCGCGTTCTTCACCAGTACCAATATAAAGTCGATTGCCGCCTTCTACATTAGCCCATGAATAAGCAAGTTCGCCAACACGTAGTTTAGCAGGATTGCCAGATACGCCAGAACGCTTAATCGCAATAAGAGATTCAGTCATGTTATTATTATATCCTGAAAATGTTAGATTTTAATTAACTTTTAAATTTAAGGAATAACAATATATCATTAAGATATAATTTTAGTATTCCCCAGCATCAATAATTTGTTTGTTTAATAAACGTTGAGATTTCCACATTTGAGTATATTCATCGAATACTAATACACTTCCGTCTTCTTTGCCATATGTTTTAACATCAACGTCTCGTAAGTTTTCAAGTTGTATTCTTTTTGAAACTTCTTCAACATCAATTGTGGTCATGGGTAAAGAAACGGTAACACGATTATTGATAGAATTTAATGTTCTTGTAGGTTCTTTGTAATACATTTATTGTATTTCCAATATATTATCGTAATTAATATGAGAAGTAACAACTATGTGTTACCTCGCCCGTTACTGTTAAATGTCCTTCAAGTATTCTCTTTCTTTGTCGTCCCTGAGAATATGTCATTTCCACATCATATAACCATTCACCAACTCTCATATCTTCAGTTGCATAATATGGAATTTTAAGTAATATTTCGCCCGATTCAGGATAGGTCACTTCGCACATAATTGTCTTACAAATTTTTGGATTCATAATAAATCGTGTCATACATGTAAATTGCATATCTTGCAAATCAAGCGGTTCATAATTTACACCAACAAGAAGAACAGTAACATCAAAGTCTGACCCCTTATCTAGGAATAGATTACATTTTTGAGCCATTTTATTTCTTCTTTTTTGTAAATGTTAACAAATAGTATAATGGATTGAACACATGACAATTAACAATCGGAATAACCACTATTTTATATTCGTTTGTATCAATAATTTCTTCCTGCGACACATTTTCTTCAAACAGTCGTACAATTGCATCAGTACACATATTTGGTAATATTTCACAGAATTTACGTTTTATTGCATATTTGTAATCTATATCAAATTCAAATTGAAATTGATCATTGACAAAATGAATATTGCGAAAAGAATCAAGCACACATATTGGTGTACTCATTGCGTTAAGCATTTCTCCTGCGGCCTTATTCTTATTGACACTTTCATACAATTTTGTATTGTTATGTCCAACAATAATCAATTCTTGAATTGAATTATCGCCATTATCTATTGGAGTAATTGCAATATCAAGATAGATTGTTCGTTGATGTTCTTCAATTGATACTCTGAATTTTGTGGTTACTTTCTTTTTCCATGCTTCCTTTTCTGCCATATCTAGCTTTTTAAGAATCGGAGCAAGTTTTGGATATTTTTCCATTAATTGAGTATTTGTTTTCCCAATACAGAAATCTCGATCTAGTTTAAGTAAATCGCAAGCAAACAAATTAACCGATAACCACTGACGATTAACAGTTTTAATTATAATCACGTCATCCACAGAATCGGTAATTACGGTGAATCTACGTTCAAACAATTCAAGTTGATCTTTTAATGATTTTGTTGTCTGAATTGCTTGTTTGCCCATTGAGATTGATGCGGCTTTTAATTGCTTGAAGGATTCGTCAATCATTGGAAGATCAAACGAATGTTCCTCCTCTTTTACATCACTTGTCTCAATGTGCTTCTTAAAAAACTTATCTAAGAAACTCATATTATTTTATCCTTCTAGCCAATTACATTGTTTTCTGCATGGTTGACAATACAATCTGAATTTCATGAAGTGCTTGAATAATCTCAATATTCCCTTTGTGATATCGATCAACTATTTTTTCGATTGATTGAAAATATTCTTTTTTAGATTCATTAAGTTCTTCTTGCATTTTAGATTCGCGTTCTTCAATTTTACGTTTTTCCCAAATAAAATAAAGATTCCCAGCAAATAAAAATGCAATTAAAGCGTTTGGTGAACCTGTAATTATTAGTTCCCATAATGATTGTATAATTTCCATGTTCTCACACTGTTTATAGTTATTATTCTTGTGGAACTTTGGAGATATCATTAAATCTGTGGTTTTTTAATTGAATTTTTAACTGCACTTCCTTCCATTACAGCTTTTCTAATTGCTTGAATGTGCCAACTCCAAGATGTATTAACAGTATCCGTCCAAAGATATTCATTGTTCTTCCATTCCCCGTAAATTGGAGTACCAGTAGAACCATCAGGATTAGTTGATGTTGTGATTGTTCGTTCTCTAACCTTTACAGTAAATGTAACAGTGGTAGAAGACGGTGGATTTTCAACATAAAACACACCCTTATAATCCTTTGGTAGAAGTTCAATTGAATTTACATAATCTTCCGTGAGTGAATTACCTGTTTCCACTGTGAAATGTGTCTTTCTTGGTACTGCATATTCATATTTTGTAGAATAATGAAACGATTTTGTGGAAACCGTTATATTCATATCATCAAAAGTAAATCCAAGCTCATGACGATATGACACAGATAAGATTTCAACATCCAATATTTCAGGTGGATCAATTGATACTGTTTGATTAGCACCAACAAATTCCGTATGCTCACCACTCGGAGGATCAAACATTATAAAAATAAAATTCCACTAATTTATATAAATTATTTACACAAAATAAAAAGTCCATATAATAATTTTATATGGACTTAAAAATTTATTTAATTTGTGAGTTGATGAATTTCAAATACTTAATCATAATCTTAGTTTGATATTCCAGCTCTTCTTTTTCTTCTTTGAAACCTGTGTTATTTGATTTAATGAATATTGCAATAAGATCATTCAACATATCCTTTGCAATTCCAATCATAATTTTTATATCTGTTCGTTCGTTTTCGGAATCTAGTAAGATAATACTTTCGGTAATCAACTGAAAAAGAAAAGTTAATTCACCAAGTGAGCGAATTGATTTAACATCAACTTTCTCAATTTTTGAAATCTTTTTCTTGAGCATTGTTTAACCTACTTTGTTAAGAATCATATTTATTAGAATTTCATTATATCAAACAAGTGGTCAACTGTCAACAAATTCAACTTCAAATATGAGAGAATAATTGTAACAATTTATTTAAGGTTCAATTTCAATTGGTGTAGGCGCATATTCATCCAATGAAACATCTTCTTTATATTCAATTGGTTCTCCATCAACAACTTCAACCATTGCTAAAATCGTTGATGCAACCAATACACCTTCATCTCGTGTAAATCGTTTTGTTTTAAACGCTCTCATCATTAAGGGCGCAATGGAATAAGCCATTTTGCCAGTATCATCATGATATTTTCGCCTAATCTCTGAGTGCTTGTCTGCCACTTCATGCAAAGCATTAGTCATTTTCATAACTATTTCCTTTATATTTGTACTTCTCTAGGAACAATCGGTTTTGGCTCTTCAATTGATAAAATTTGAGTTTCATCCTTTTGTTCCTCAATTTGTGGAGGAGGGAAAGGCATCATACTTGGACGCTCGGTAATCTCCTTAACCTGTTCCGCACTTAGGAATTTTGTGACAAATTGTCTTGCAAAATCCCCATATTCACTTGTATAATAGTGCATTCTCATCATATCTTGTTGTCCAATTGTTTGTGGACTCATAGGAATAAATGCAGAGTTAAATCCAAGCGTGAAAACAGAAACAGGTTTTTCGAGTGTTCCCATAGTTGGAGGAATAATACCAAGAATCCAACAGCAGTAAACATTATTAGTCACCTTATCACACCCTGCATTAATCCATTGCATTCGTTGATATGGAAACACAGTAGATGGATCGGTTGCATCTTTCTTCAGGTGCCACTCGACCCCATTAACCATAATTGTTTGTTTTGCTTTTTGGCCGTTAATTTGTGTTACTGCCATAATAAAATATACCTTTTCTTAAAATAAATGGGTGAGAGATATCTAAAGAAACATATGATTTAATTTCCTTACTCTCTCACCCATTATGCTATGTTACTTCACATTAAGCGGCAGGAGCTGTGCTTTTTACAATGTGAGGCAAAATTGTGTTGATGATGTCTCTTGTTTGTGAAGCATTTGAAGCGCATGTAAATGCCTGAGATTCAAGTGCCGCATTCTTAGCCTCATCTAACACAATCATCAAAAACGAATCTAATGTTTCGTTAATAAATTCTTTATTAAACATGACACAATAACATAGATCGTCAATAAACCCACTAGGACGTTCGCAAGTATTGCAATAATCCCTCATAGCATCAACAATGTCAAAATCATCATATTTTCCTTTGACATAATCCAAATAAAGATCGATGTTACCAGTTGAGAACACATCTTCGAAATATTCGCAATTCTTGATTTCAGACACAAATTCATCAAACGTCATAATAACACCTCAATCAAAAATGCTTACAGTTGAGCCACATGTTAAAGATATCATTATAGGAAAGATTAGTGATTTCAGATAGAACCTCAAACACCTTTTCACGATCAACTGTATCGGCGTCATTGCCAAGAACAGCATACGGAGAAATCTTATTCTTAAGCGCAACCAGCACAAGACGATAAGTCGCACGGTGATTAAGATCGCGTCCCGTATTGTCATCCTTAAAAACTCGCGTATCAAGCGTAATCATCATTTTTGGAATATCCTCATTGACTGTTGATTTATCCTATGTGAGTATTATTACACAAACAAATTGGATTGTCAAGCGAGTTGTTTATTTGGTTTTGACAACACTGCAAATTCAATTTTATTGTCAAAATATTGATCTACCATGTAGTACGCATCCTCATAATCCTCGATATCATCAACAGTTCTAGATGGGAAAGTAAATTCATTAGCAATCTTAAACGAATGATCCCAAGTGAAGATATATCCTAGTTCAGTACCATTTACACGCACCTTGAGTAGTTGACCTTTTTCAGGTGAGGTTTTCATGAAATCGATCCATTCAGGTGTTTCATCTTTCCAATAATCATGATAATGTTTTTGCATGGTAGATCCTATATTCTCTATCAAATATCAGTAATAATCAAACTAGGTTCAGGTGCTTTTTCTTCGGTTGTTTCGGTGTTTTCTGTTGATGTTTCTACTTCACCACTTTCCTGAACATTATACATCGTTTTGACAAGATTAAACAAGTCCTCATTAATCACATGACGGTACTGAGACAGCATCATATCATCCGCCGTTGTTTGTACTTCAAGTTGCCAGAAATGATTGTCGGCGCCATTCTTAACTTCTGTGACACTAATGTATACATTCATCTTGAAACCAATATCCTTGACATATGGCGATTCAACATTATCAAAAATATAAGATTCCTGACATTCATCCGTAGCTGGCTTAAAAATTGTGCTATTAAATGGTTTACGATTTTCCTGTGCACAACGTCTGATTTCATCTTCTGCATGATTAACAATATCAGCAAGAGCACCAGCATAATTATAAATTTCAGTAGACATAATTTAATATTTCCTTTATAACGTAAATAAACTAATAAAATACACTATTTTTGCATATAATTTAATCGTCAGAAAATGATAAATCAATATGACTTAAATCAAGATGGTATTATTGACGATAATGATGCAACAGTTTTCGAAAAAATAAAGAAAACTGATATTGAATTACAAAGAGACAATAATCAGTTGAAAATGGCGTGGGTTGCAATGGCATCAATAATCATTGTAACTTTGCTATTGTTCAGCCCTTTTGTAACCGATACCCGTATACAAGCATTAGATAATGTACTAGATTTATTCTATGTAGCTCAAGCGTCTGTTATCGGATTTTATGTCGGTGCAAAAACATATTTGTCAAGCAAACGTCACGGAGAATTATAAAACAACACTATGAGTACACTTATATCTAATGTCATTCAAATGGGTGTTAACGAACCACAATATACATGGATTAAAGGACTTGAATCAGAAACTGATGATAAATTCCGTCTTATTCTTGGTTCATATGATTCATCAATTTCTAAAAATAAATTAATTGAAATCTCCCCAGATAAATCCATTCGCTTTTTTGGTTCTGTTATTATGGACCAATTTACAATGTCACCAGGTTCTTTGAATGGTAACTCTATTCAAAATGGTACAATTTCAAGCGACAAATTACAAAGTGGTATCACCATCACAGGTTCTCTAATTGGTAAAGCGGATCAAGCATCTAAGGACGGTAATGGTAATGTAATTAATACATATTATGCTCCAAAAACCGAATTAAGCAAATATCTTTTAAAAACTGATAATGCTGTTTCTGCAACCAAGGCAGTGCAAGACGGTAATGGTAACAACATCGTCAATACATATGCCACAAAAGCCGAGCTTAATGTAAAGGCGCCAATTGCTAATCCAACATTTACAGGAACAGTAACAGGTACATTCAAAGGTAATGTCACAGGTAATGCATCAAGTGCTACAAAGGCGACACAAGATGCAAGTGGACGCGTAATTACTACAACCTATGCAACCAAAACTGAACTTAACGGGAAAATCTCAACAACAGGAAACCGTGGGACAATTTCAGGATATGAAACATGTGGTTCTGCAAGTACAATCAATCAGGACTCTTCAGATTCTAATGTAACAGGTGAAACAATTACTGTTCAGGACGGAACAAATAATACACGTTGGACAAAAACGATTCGATGCACTGCCGCTTCCCCAGTTGTCAATCTTGGTTCAAAATGGGTGTGGGCAGGTGGAACAACACCAACATTAAAACAAAACGGAATTCTTGTTTGTGCATGGTTAGGTAATGAAGGCATTATCAGTTTTGTATCTAAAAATTAAACAATTATGAAAATTTCAAAATATTTCAGTGACACAGAATTTATGTCAAAGGATGGAGATAATAGTTCCACTCCATTTCCAAAAACAATTGTATCACCAAAACTTCTAGAATTACTTGATAAGATTCGTGAAGAAATTGGTGTACCTGTTCTAGTTAATTCAGGCTATCGTTCCCCTGCTCATAACAAAGCAGTTGGTGGAGTATCCAATTCACAACATGTATTTGGTACAGCGGCAGATATTACCATTAATGACAAAAATAAACTAAAATCGCTAAAGGAAATTTGTGATCGCCTTAATCCTGACGGTGGTGTTGGACTTAATTATAACACCTTTGTCCATGTTGATGTTCGTGGTAAACGTGCTCGATGGTAACAAAATGTAAGTCTTAAATTGAATATATCCATAGAGGAAATTAATCGTCTATGGATATTTTTTTTTAATCGTAAAAATTGAAATAAATCCAATTTTCGATTGTGTGAGAATAATACAGAATATTACCTTCTGTCACGTAAATGAATTCTCGGAGCATATTTTCATCTAGCGGCTCAAAGCACTGTACAAACGACTCTTTCATTGCTACACAATCATTAATTTCGTCTGCTTCCATTGAGTTAAGAACCAGCTCAAATTCAACTTCCAATTCTGCAGTAATATTCTCAATTACAATATTATTGCCAATTGTCTCAGTAACGGAGAAAATTTCGTCACCCGATCGATACAAAATGAATTGACATTGACCACTAGGATAATGCTTGGTTAGAAGATTAATATTATATAAACTTTCGTTGAGTGACATAATATTAAACTTTTCATCAATTTCAAACGTCTGAATGTATGTACCATTCATGATAGATGAAATATTAAACTCAACATCTTTTCGATCGATATAAGCCATAATTTATTACTCCTTTATCTTATATTGTGTTACTGTAACCTGAACTGGTACAACCTCAACACATTCTACATTATTGTCTGAGCCTGCTCTAATAAACCAACTTTCCCCATCTGTAGCTGGCTCATCATAATAAACAAAGTAATATTTTTCGGACTCTTTTTCCTGAAAAATAATCTCATGCTGTATGTACCAATGATCACTATCAATAATAGAATCAGAAATATTGTTTAGAGAATCTGAATCACCATATAGAAGTTCTTCAATCTCATTCACCTTAAACTTCTTCTTAATCATTTATTTTCACCTTATTCACGATTGATGCGATCAAACAGCACGACGGAATTTTTAAAATAATCAATACACCGATTAAGTCTCTTCTTTCGTTCTTTCATTGATGAGAAACGACTCACTTCAGAATTATGATACGCGTCTGACCACTTAACAATCGAACAATAACGATCCTTAAGAATACGATTGAGATAATCGTTGTATTCCTCATCCTTCCTCTTAGTAAGACATTCAACCATTTCAGCTACCGTCTTACTATCTGTCATCTGTTCGATATCTTCTTTTGAGAATCCCAAATCTTCAATTACGTCGTGATACAGTCCTGCCAAATAAATTTCTTGTACCTTATAATCAGGAAGACCTAGACTCTTTGCCATTTTCTTTGCACGTAAGGCAACAATCTGACAATGTTCGATATACGGAACACCTGCATTATCAACTACACCGTTAAACAGCTTAGTAACATCATGTACTGCCTTAACTTCACTAATCATATTCTTTCCTGTTTTTAATCTTTGGGTTGATTTCTATTATAACATAAAATAAGGCAAGAATAAGTATGTTATCTAATATAATTCTTGCCTTATCGTCATCATTCCGTTTCTTTTAATTACTGAAGAGAAACCACACTGTCCTTATCAATTGTTCGCCAACCATTATTAACTAGATCAAACACACACTCGACAAACTTAGGACGCTTCACTTCATGCGTTGGGTGATACTGTGACGGAACATGTTCAAGTGACTTAGTTGCCTTCATTAGTCGGAAATGACCGTCCTTCTTCTGAAAAATTACTGTGAAAGTTGGATTCTTAAGCGCTTCCCAATCAATTGGATGATGCTTCTGTACAAAGTCCTTACCAATACAATCTAGAATATTAATACATTCACAAATTTCGGAACCATTATCCCACATCTGAATGGAATAATATGTACCATCCTTAAAATAAATCTTTCGGAAAATATGGGACTTAGTCTTTTCGTTGTATTCAAGATATTCATCAGTAACAAAAGTATATCCATCAAGAATAGACTTTTCAATAATCTTATTGACTTGTTCAACAGTTAGTTCAATCATAATAAAACTCACATTAAATTTTAAAGTTTGTTTTTCCAACAACACCAATAATATAACACGATTTAAGAAGAATTGCAACCATAAAATGTAACTATATGTTGCAATTCTCCATTACTTAATTACTGAAGATCAGAAGTAAATTCTGCCTGATGCTCTTCGTTTACCTCTGACTTGGAATTATCATCCTGTAGAAGATTCTTTGCAGTAATCTTAAATGTATTGTTGACCCACTTATTGAATTTCGGATCATTAAGAATGGATTCCCAAAATTCTTCTGTGTTGGTATCTGCCGCACGAAGTTTGTTACCAATCACCTCACCCGTTTCAGGATCAACCTTCTGATACCAACCATTAGACGGCTTGATTACATGACCTGAGCAAAGCGCCATATCAAGTAAGCCTGACCACTTGTTAATACCACCGTCATAGGTAACCGTGACAGGAATTCGTGCTTTTTCACGCGTCATTCGGGACTTCATGATGTTAATGTTAAAATTGTAACCAATCAAATCAGTTCCCTTCTTTTCCTGTGAACGGGAAATAAGGAAAATCTGATTTGAGGCATAGACTGGACCTGTACCACCCGATGTAATAGCTTTCGGAAACATTCCGATTTCCATATAGATGTGATTCACCATAATCATTGGAATATTCAAAATATTCAGATATGGCGTAATCATTCGTGTTAGGCTCTTAAGCTGTTTTGCTCGTGTCATATCTGCCGCACTCTTTTCATTGATTGCGTCATCAATTTCCTTTGCACTAGCCAAATTACCAATTGAGTCAATTACAATAATAGCATGATCACCACGCTTAAGTTCTTGAAGCTGGCTCATGATGTCAAACTTAAGCTCCTCAATATTGGTAATCGGAACATGAAACACCCTATTCATGTCAATTTCCAAAGAATTAAAGTAATCCTTTGATGCACCCATTTCAGAATCATAGAAAATGAGTACCGCATCGTCGTATTTGTCAAGATACGCTTTGGCACATAACATTGAAAAAAGGGTCTTAAAACTGCGAGATTCGCCTGCAAACATCGTAAGACCAGGAACAACACCTCCATGAATATCACCACTGAATGCGATATTAAGTGCAGGTACAGCAGTTGGAATACTATCTGACTGACCAATTACCTTTGAATCTGCAAAAGATGATGCTAGTTCAATTTTTGACGCCTTCTTAAGACGATCCATTAAGCTCACGTGTAATTTCCTCAAAAACTTGGCGACAATCATCCTCACACACGAAAGTATTCTCTCTGAATGATGAGTAGTCACCCGATTTAACAAACTGTCGCATCATTGTAGATGAAATATCTGTTTCCCCTCGCGTTACTTCTTCCACAATGATGTTACTGAAATTATATTCATTTCCGTTGTATTTGTCAAGCAAAATTTTGAATGAATCTGCCCTATCTGTACCAACAATCATACGAATCTCGGAACTCCCCAATTCCTTAACCGCATCAAATAAATTGTCGGATACTCTTACATCAATTGATGGGTAATACTTCCTTATAAGGCTTAGATTATCATTTATTCGTTTTGATGAGAGAAACACAATCGGATTGTCATATTTTAGAAGTCTATCAAACAACTTCTTATGACCGTTATGTAATATTGCAAACTTACCAAAAGTAAATGACTGCATTCACATATAAAACAACCATGATAAGAAAGTTAATACACCATGTACAGAATTCTTTTAGATTAAACTGAGGAGGAGATTCCCATCCTCGAACAATAAAACAATCAGGCAATGAAAAATAAGCCCGATTACACAAATCATTAATCATATATTTCACCAAATATTAAATGAGGAAAGCCTACACTCCCCAATGTAGGCAATCCTCATATTTTATGAATTTTAAATTACTTCAAACGAAATCACCGAATCAACAAGGAAAGACCTCCAAGCGTTCTTCTCAAGATCAAACACACGAATCTGAGAAGGAGTATAAGAAATATTGCTGTGTGGATGCTTTTCTTCAGGAATCATGCCAAGATTCTTCGTGCACTTCATAACACGTTCTTCACCATTCTTCTTAATGAACTTGACAAGGCAAACATTGGAAGAAAGAAGATCAAAAGCAAACATGATGTATATTCCTTATTGAGTAAGTGAATCTATTTCGTTTCTCTATGATGTTATATTAGCACATAATCGAATAATTGTCAAATAATTCATAAACAAACTATTGATTTAGATCAAGATTTATTTGAGTTCCTTAAGTGCATTGCCAATTTCAATCAAAGCTTCAGCGTAGGACTGAAGAAGTTCACGATCCCCTTCATCGCTTGCTTCCGTATTCGTCCTAAGACCACAAACCTTAAAATAAGACTTACGAATAACTTTAGCTGTATTAGGAGACACTTCACGGAACAGATGAGAAGAATCAGAGAGATTGCGAATAAAATCAATAACCTTGAGTTCAGCCTGTTCAAGCGGTCGTTCGTTCGTCATGATATGGATTTCCTTATTAAAAGTTGGTGAATCTGTTTTGTTTCTCTATGGTGTTATATTAGCACACATCTAACAGTTTGTCAAGAAAACAAACAAAATAGTTTTTCATTATAAAGATAGTTTATTTTCGATAAAGAAAACCTATTAAGATTCTTTATCACATAGTATAAGATTATTAAACAATTGATCTAGATCAAAGAAATATAAGATTGTTTGAAAATATGTTGCTAAAATACAACAAACTAGGGAAACCTCCAATTGACAAAGGTTTGAGTTTGTGGTATAATTACGCGTGCGCGTAATTGATAAGAATAAGATTAAAGTAACTATAGATTTTAGAAACGAACGTAGTGAGTTTCTGTTGTTACGAATGAAATGAGTAACAACTTTGAATCTTTAATTAAATCTTCTTTAACTTACTTGAAGAAATAAACATCTACGAAACGTTAGTTGAGTAGATGTTGTTACGAACGTTAGTGAGTAACCAATAAACAACTTCTATAACTCTTAAATGGTTACTAACGGTTTATCTTCACTACGTTCAGATAAACAAAACTTTCACTTCGTTCAAGTTTAGATTACTTTGAATCTTAATTACTCATGAAGATAAACAATTTAAATCCATCTTCATTAGGTTTAAGCAATAAAAGAAAGTCCATGAAAGTAGAAATTATTATTCTATTCTCATGGATTTTCTTTTATCTTTCTCATATAATTTTTTCTATTAAATTTTTCTATGGATCATAAAGAAAACCTATTAAGATTTTCTATTAATTAGTTTAACCTTATCAAACAATTGATCTAGATCAAGTATTTGTTAGATTGTTCTAAAATGTGTTGTTAAAATACAACAAATAAGCACTTTACCCTATTGACAAACATTTTAGTTTGTGGTATAATATATGTTAATAAAAGAGGTTAATAAAAAATTATATAAATTTTAGAAACGAACGTAGTGAGTTTCTGTTGAAGTGAGTGTAACGAACTTCAACGCCTTTACAAACTCTTTAAATGTTAATTAACTTCTACTCTAAATTACTTGAAGAAATAAACATCTACTCAACTACGTTTCGTAGATGTTGTTACGAACGTTAGTGAGTAACAAATAAACAACTTTTATAGTTACTTGAATAGATTACTAACGGTTTATCTTCACTACGTTCAGATAAACAAAACTTTCACTTCGTTCAAGTTTAGATTACTCTCTTAACTTAAATTACTCATGAAGATAAACAATATAAAGTAACTACTACTCATGAATATAAATTAAAACAAACTTAAATCTACCTTCATGAATATTCTAATGGTTGAAGTTAGTGTAACGAACTTCAACCGAAAACAAGTTTTCTCTTACAGAACTTTAAAAATAAATTAAAAAATATTTGCATTCTTTCAATTTTTGTGATATAATAAAAAGAAAGATGAACGATTTGGGGAAGTTGTTTGTCTTTTGTAATCATAGTAAACTTAAATATTTGGGGGAAATATTTTATTTGTAATACTACAATTACATTTTAAGGTTTTAACATGAAAGAAGAACAACTATTTGAAGATGCTGAAGTAGACGGCATTGTTCTAACTGATTACGTTATGGATAAACTGAAAGGTTTACCATGTACAAAGGACTGGGCAGAAATTAACCTAAATCTCATTGGTGCAACTTCTGTCAACCTTCGTAAGCTATTTCACTTCAAGAAAATTCGTGATATTTGGGAAGATGACGATACAGAATTTGATCTGTATGAACCTGATATGGACGATAATCTGTTTGACAAAGATAATGAAATTACGTATGATGACATTGATGATTTCATTAATCAGTTAGCAGTCACGGATTATATTCAGTCGGTGTATGAACCTGATGAGATTGACTTCGAGGATTTTCTGTCTCAGGAGCAGGAAGACGAGTATGAGGAGATTCCTGATGAGATGTCTGAAGAGGCAATGAAACGGGAAATTGATGAGGCAGTTGGTTCTGCAGAGTTGATGGAAGTTATGTCTCGTCAGTCACGTCTCAAGCTGAAGATGGCAATGAAGCGAAACAAAGCAAAGATTGCCGCCAAGCGTAAACTAGCACTCAAGCGAAAGAGTACACCTGAAGTGCTTAAGAAACGTGCACGAAAACTAGCAATTAAGATGCTTAAGAAGAAATTCCTTAAGAAAGATGCGGCTGATCTTTCAGTAGCAGAAAGAGAACGTGCAGAAAAGATCATCAAATCAAAATCCGCACTAATTGATCGTTTAACGCGCAAATTAATCCCTGTCGTTAAGAAAATTGAAGCAAAACGTTTTCAACATAAACCAACAGTTAAACAGGAATCGGCTGAAATGATTGAAGCTGTTACCAATGAACGCATTTATACATGGTCTGAAAAGGGAAATTCACTTATCCTTAAGGACGGGCGTAAGGAGGTTGCAAAGATAATGCAATCAGGTGACGGATCATTTATTGCATATCGTAGTGGTGTTGGTCGTCCATCACGAACATTAAAAGGTGCAATGGAAATCGCAATTGATATGGCAACAAGCACTTTGTTTGGTGATATGAAATATAAGGTTAAAAATCCTGAATATTATCAGATCGCACTTAAAAAATACGGCGTTAAATCTTAACAAAAATTAAATATAATAATACACATAAAAGCAAATATTATGCCATTATGGAACAAAAATAGCGAACCCACTTCAATGCCTAAGTGGTACGCTCGAAACACTTTTTTCAAACCAAAGGCAATCACTGAGGACGGTAAATTAAGTCTTCGTAATTCTTCTACACAATTTAAAACGGGCGATTGTGTAGTATATCTTTCCAATGATCCTGTTGAGCCATTAGAGTCTAAGGGCGTGTATTATCTTCACCGTGGTAAGAATTTCATGTATACTTTCCACAACACACGTGAAGAAGCAATTGCCAATACAGGAAAGATTGAACTTGTTAAGTCTGACAAGGAAGAAAATCATCTACTAATCAAGTATGACACCAAGGAAACAAGTAATGACGCAACAGAATGCCCTGCCCTTTATCCTGTTGATGTCGAACTAGCAAAGAAACGAATCGGTGGGCTTGTTTCCCCTGGTTGGTGGATGATTTATCGTTATCAGAATCCCGATAAAAAGAAACGTGTTAAGCTTGAACTTCTTGCAGTAGTTAAGAGAATGACGCTTGACGGTGGAGATGAACCTGAACCACCAACGGAATACGAAACACCAGTTGTTACAGTTACACCAATCACCGAGGAATGGAAGTGCAATACTCCATGTGAATTTACTGTTGCAATTGACCCCAAAAATTCAGTCGGTAAGCACATGAAAATGAGGTGGACTGATTTTGATCCCGATTCATTCGAACGTATCTCTCGATTCAAGGATGGTGAATGGGAAGATGTAACAGAGGTTATTCGTAAGACAGGCGGTGTGTGGCCAAACGAAATCCTTATTGAAGCAAAAGAACAAAAGTTTGAAATTCTTTTCCCATTCAAGGACGGACAGCCTTCACCAATTAAGTTTTCTGTGACAGTTGAAATTACTCATGGTTCTGATGTAGAATTTAATACTGCAACAGTTAAATTCGAAAAGGATGTTGTCAACGAAGTAACAAAATCTACTGTCGATCATGTAACAGTAGATGACGCTATTGTAGCATAATTCATATAGTCATCAATAATAAGGAAAAATAAAGAATGGCTTTTCAAAAGAAAGAATGGAAATCTGACGATACACTTTCTCATGTAGAACTTAATCGAATTGAGGAAGGAATTCTCGAAAATTCACAAATCGAAATTCCTGAAATTCCTGATATGAATAACGTTGTAAAGTATAAGGAATTTAGTGCTGGTGTTGATCCTGCCAAGCGTAAGACAATTCAACTTGAAAACTTTGATACAATTTCCGCAAAGTCCACAACAGGTACACCACACAATCTCATCATGCTTTCTAAGTGGGACAAGGTTGATGTTGGTGCAAGAGGCGTAACAATGAACCTTAACACAAAGGATCGTATTCAGGTTAACGATTCCGATTACGTGGCGCTTGATTCCGAAGTTAAGAAGGTTAAGGAACAAGTTGAACCAATTGCTGAGAAAGTTCAGGTTGTTGAAACCAAGGTTGGTGAAGTAGAAAGTAAGGCTACGGGACTTGGTGAACAGGTCGCAGAAATTAAGTCCAAGGCTGAAGCAGTAGAATCAACAGTTACGGAACTTGAACCAAAAGTTACTGAAGTTGAATCTAAGGTAACAGAGGTTGATAACAAAGTTATGCAGGTTCAGGAAAAGGTTACGGCAATCGAAACTAAAGTGGATGAGTATAAGGCTGATCCTCTCAAGATTGGTGACATTGTGTGGGGCGAAGGCCTAGTTGGTTATTTCCCAAATGATACAACTGGCGCAACATATGAAATTCCAAATTCTGAAGATGGACTAAAGCATATTGTGTGCGATGAAGTTCATATTTGGGATCAGTACTATACATTGGTTCTAGATCGTGTAATCGATGAGGAAACACAAGCCGAAAAGATGGTGGTCGGTAAGAAGTCTACTCATACACATCACGACGTTCGAGGTAAATTTGAATTGGCTTGTACATATAATAAAAATATTCAATTTACCTTAGATAAAATGGATGACGGTCGAGTTAAAATCAAGTGTTTTAATTTCTGGCGAAAGATTGGTTAATTTGATATAGGTTAAAATATGTCATACGAAAAACAAGTATGGGAAAATGGTAAGGTAATTACGTCTGAAATGCTTAATCATATTGAAGATGGCATTTCAACAATTGATAACGTTGTTGCCACTGATACAGAAAAGGTTAAACTTATTGATCAAATTAAGTCTGATTTGGAAGCACTTAAAGCACGTGTTGATGCATTAGAATCTAAGCCTTAATCTATTAGGTAAAATAAAAGCACAGAGATTTTGTCTCTGTGCTTTTTCTTTTTATAAAGTGTCACCGATACAATAATCACACTTAATAGCTTCATTAAATCGACCAATTGTATGTTGATTTAATCTGACATTAACAATGCCGTTATAATATTGATCTCTGTTTTCTGTCATTACTTTTCGTGTGATTTGTTCTTCAAGCTCGATATATTTTCCAACTGCCTTATTAACGGTTAACCATATGATCTCACGAATGAAGTTTTGTTTTCCGTATTTTTTCACATCCTCCTGAAGGTTCTCACTCGAACTCCAATAAGTTTTCCAGTCGGATTCCACTTCCTTTCGTTTCTTTTTATGATTCTCGACATATGTCCTACGACTAACCGCTGTTTTGAATCCAATATATCGTTTCTTTGTTATTTTATTTGTAATTAGATAAACGAATGTTTTGTGTTCCTCTGAAATTTTATCAATTGGCTTCCCATTCCACAACCATGGACTAGCATCATTTTCTTCAATTGATTTTTCGTATGGTTTGAATTCTGTTTTAAATTTTGGTACTAATTCATCAAGATTCATTGATTATTTTCTCTTAATTCGCAATTACTGTGCCACTACCAGTTGCAATTTTATCTCCACAACTAATTGGGTCACCAATTCTTGCAATGGGTTTACCGTTAACAAATACATTTTGACTTCCAGATGAAACTGATCCACCATGAGGCGATTGTTTCGGTCTAGGGTGCGGTACAATTCCACTACCAACAAACGCACATGCCGCTCCCTCAACAAACACATTACTTGACCCCTGATTTATCGCTGTAGGTGGTGCGGAACAAGCGCCAGCCGTCATTGATCCAATTAGTGCTACATTAGGCATAGATTTTATGATATAATGATTATTAGTTCTTACTACTTACATGAGTAAATTCAGAATATGTTGTATTTGGAATTGCTGTAATATTAAGCAATGTTGGATCAATCATAATGAACTGATTCTTTTTTGAAGAAACATCATTACTTAGTGGATTGATAGTAAACAACAATTCATTTTCTGCAAGCGCTGTTATCTTGATGTCATCAATATTAATTGTTCCATTTGGATAATCAATTGAACCACATCTACGAATAATTACTTTTTCGTTCGAACTATTTTTGTAATATAAACGTAAGGTGTTATTTTGTGGATCATCATCAATGTAACAAATCGTATTGGGCTTATCTGTACAATAAAATCCTGATGAAATAATTGATTCTGACGGTGATATTGTTTGATAAATTGGATTATGAATTTCAAGCAAATATCTTGTTTGTAAGTTGAACATTGGTTCAAGTTTCTGAATCAACTTAATACGACTGTTATTATTAGTAACGCTCGGATCTGAATTATCAATTGCAGTAGACAATTTACTGAATCGTAATACTGTATCGAAATTTCCTAGATTTTCTTCATTATAATTTAAAATAGTTTCGTTAACTAATGACTCAATATCATCTTTGGTTAAGGTTGTTTTGTTACTATCATAATATACAGTTGAGTACATCTGAATTTTCAGATATGATGGATCAACCAATTGAACTGTTGATGTTAGCCCTTTTTTAGGTGTGAGAATGTTACGAATGATGTCTGTTTTTGTTACCTCGGTTAGTTTATCGCCCGACTGAGGAATGATTGACACAAACACCTTACCATATTCAGGCGGATTGTTGTACTGTCCGCCCCACGCCTTAACACCACGAATATTTGGGTATTCTTTTTTGATTAACGTTTCATAGTCTTCTGCCGTTACGCAACGATTCTGCGCCGCGTAACTTCTCGGGGAATTAAGACGAATTGACTCGGAAGATTCCATTTCTGCTCCACCTGTTGCACGTTGAGCAGTTGTGACGGTACATGTTGAACCTGAAGGAAGAGACCCATTAAACTCAAACACCGATGCCCCATTAGGTTCATTCGTATGACACACCAAATAGGTTATTTCAATCACATTACCAGCAGTCAACGCCTTACCCAACATTCCTGTACCGAACTGAATTTGATATGTTTTATCGGTGTTTAGTTTTAGAAAATAAACTTTACTCAGGTTGTCAATATTAAGAATATTTTCTGCTCGTGTATAGATTTCTTCCTCAGTTGAGTCCTCATTTTCACGAACTGATACAGTAATTGTTGAAGTGTCCACATTTTGGTTATTCAATTTAAATGTTTCGTAATATGAACCGTTATATGTCTGAGTAAGTGTCAGATAATATCCTTCCTTAATCTCAACATCATAAAAGTTATATACTGATCCATTACGTTTTGCTGTAATGTCTGAGGTGTTGTAAAAGGTATAGTTCTTACCATTGATCTTTGTGATAAATGGGGAATATGCCATCAAGGTCAACACATCAGGCGCGTTTGTGCTGTCATTAACAACAGTCAAATTAACCTTTGCTGTGGCGCCTGATGCACTTCGCGGAACATATCCAATTGTGTTTGCATGACTAATAACGCTTGAGAATTTTGATGCTGAATCAAGAAAACTTTCATTTAGTGCAAAATTATCATATAAAGCATTATAATGTGTGTTATATGCTAAAAGATTAAGTAATACCTGTAAGCCCGATCCTGTGAAATCGTAATCTGAAAATTCACTTTGATAGGTTAGGTAATTGATGAAATCTTGTTTAATTTGATCAAAATCAAGCGATGATGTTTTAAAATTTGTACTATCCATTTTTGTTTATCGTGCTCTATATACTGTGATATCTACAGTTTGCGGCTTATTTGTGTTAACTATGGTATAATGAATAGTGATGAGAATGGCGTTTTTGTTTGTTTCATTTTGAACAATGACACTATTCATTTTTACTCTTGGTTCAAAGTTTTCAATTACCGTTGCAATTACTCGCTCAAGCGATATTCGTGTTAGATCGGTAAAGTTCTCAAACAATAAGGACATAACTTGCGAACCAACTTCAGGATGAAACGGAACACTGCAAAATTCCATTTGAACTAAATTCTTAATCGATTGTTTGATTGCATTAGAATCTACTTTTTTTGCAACATCATCGGTCAATGGATTTCGAGCAAAAGATAAATCTAGATCGGTATATTTCCGAACATTCTGCTTTATCATCATAAAATAATTCTATCTTAAACTATACTTAATTAAAATGGAATACGTATTGTTGTTTTTATTTGGTTTGTTTGTTGTATTGGCTATTACTTGTGTAAAATTGGTCAATATACCAAATAATAAAACTACTGAATTTGAGGAACTTAAGTCGTTTCTTCATACATTGAATAATAATATTCATACAAAATCAGACGCAATGCAATTTTATTCAACAATTTGCGAAATGTCTGAAGGTGTGTTTAAATTAAATTTAACCAGAGAAGAATTTGAAAAATTGTCAGTTGAATCAATTAAAAAGCTGAATTCTGATGCAATTGAAAATTTAAATTTTTAATTTTAATATATAATGTATTAAGTATAAATTTTTAATTAGGATTCAATAATGACTCCTCTACCTAGCATTATCACGCTTCGTAGTTCTAATGTTAAGGGGAAAGCACCAGTTGCCGATTCAATGAGATTTGGCGAAGTGATGCTTAACTATACAGACGGAAAATTGTTCTTCAAAAACAATAATTCTGAGGTGAAGTTTTTTTCCGCCGACTCTGCATTAGACGTGGCTACAGATGAATCTAATAATTCTTTTTTAGTACCATTTATTGCACCTAGTGATAAAACAGGTGAAAAAACTGATACTTTAAGGGTGTCGGAAAGTAATCCAACATATAATCCATCTACACAAACGTTTGAAGCGAAAAATTCTTCATTTGATAAATCGACCATTAACGACTTAACAATTGGTGCACGAATTAAATTACCTCCAATTATTGAAACTTCAACTGATATTTCAAATTCGGTTGAAATCACAGGTAATGCAATTTCATACGATTTAATTAATATCTCACAAGGGACAGATATTAATATTGGTCCACAGGCTACATGGTCAATTGTTCCGAAATAAGGAGCAAACAAAATGATTTATTGTAGAGAAGATATGGCAAGATATGCACTTAGATCGTTAGGTGCACCGCTAATTAAGGTTAATGTAACAGACGAACAGATTAACGATCGTATTGATGAGGCACTTGACTTCTTTCATCAATATCATAATGAGGCGTCTGTGAGAATGTGGATGAAACATCGTGCGGACGCTTCGATTCTTCGGTGTGAACAGGAAGATACGGATGTGTTTCATGCAGGAGACAAAATTCAGGGGGCAATCTCAGGCGCAACTGCTGATGTGGTAAAATACACCGACGGAACAAAATCAGAACACGGAATCATACTCATTGTTCGTCCTAAAGGTGAATTTCAACATGGTGAACCTGTTACAGTAATTAATCGAAAGGATGACGAAGGACGAGAGATTCAACGCAACCTAATCCCTGAAGGAGAACATTTTCATCTTGGCGTATTTGATTCACATGAGATTGAGGTACCTCAATGCGTATTAGGTGTTACTAGAATTTTGTCAACCAATACTGCAACATCATCACAAAATTTATTTGATGTTCAGTATCAGATGAGACTCAATGATTTGTATGATATTACCTCAACTTCACTGATCTATTATCATCAAGCAATGGAACATCTTGAGTTACTGAATTTTGAACTTAATACTCCTCCATCTTTTGAGTTCAATCGTCATGAGGGCAAAATTCATGTACGAATTAAGAATGACTACGATGTGAGTCCTGGTGATTTTCTTGTATTTGAGGTCTTCCGTGCACTTGATCCATGTGAGGCGCCAAGATTGTGGAATGATCGATGGCTTAAACGATACATCATTGCTCTGATTAAACGACAGGAAGGTATCAACCTGAAAAAATATGGCGGTATTCAGTTGGCTGGTGGTGTTCAATTAAATGGTGATGCAATATATCAGGAAGCTCAACAGGAAATACAAGCATTAGAAGATGAATTAATGAATAATCTTCCTCCTTCTTGTTTCTTTATAGGTTAAGTATAATAAAAAGAATAAAATAAAATGGCAATTTTACAAATTAAAGGTCAAACGCAAGGTTCAGGTACAGTTACATTTACAATACCAACAACCGACGAACATTCTACAGTTACATTACCAGCAAAAACTGGTACAATTGCATTAACAAGTGATATTGTAGAAACAGATATTTCTAGTCTTGCAACAAAGTCTGAGTTAACAACAGGATTAGCAAAGAAAGCGGAAAAGGTACACACTCATACAGACACTCAAATTACTGGTTTAAGTGATAAACTTTCTGCAAAATTAGATATAACAACATATACCAGTGATAAATCAACGTTTGCTCTTAAGACAACAGTTAATGCTGAATTGGCTAAAAAGGCTACAACAGAATGGGTTACCACACAGCTTGGAACAAAGTTAGATTCCTCTGATGCATTTACACAAACTGATGCTGATAAGTTGTATCTTGGTAAAAGTGCAAAAGCGGCCTCAGCAACTCTAGCAGATAAAGCAACTGTTCTTAATACCGCTCGTACCATTGCAATCGGTGGAGCAGTTACAGGTACAGCAACATCATTTAACGGTTCTAGTAATATCACGATTAATACTACCACAGTTAATGGTGCTAATGTTACAGGAACAGTACCAGCCGCTACAAAGGCTACACAGGATAGTGCAGGACAGCAAATTAATACAACATATATTAAAGATTTGTCTGTTAGTGGTAAAGTAGTAACATTTACAAAGGGTGATGGTTCTACAGGGACAATTACAATACAAGATACAACCTATACTAATATGGTTGGTGCCACATCTGATGTGGTAGGTAAGGCAGGTCTAGTGACAGCTCCATCCGCAGGTGCTCAGGGTAAATATCTTCGTGGTGATGGTACATGGCAAACACCTCCAAATACCGATACAAAGGTATCTCAAACGGTTTCTACTACAGCAGGTGAATATCCAATTCTAACAAAAGATTCAACTGCGGCAACAACTGTTACTACTGGAACAAAGTTTGCTTCTGCAATCACAGCAAACCATTCAACTGGTGTTATTACAGCAAAAGGATTTAAGGGAAGTCTTACAGGAAATGCATCAACTGCAACTAAGGCTACTCAGGATGCTAGTGGTAATGTGATTACTACTACATATGCCACAAAAACTGAAATGAATGCTAAAGCACCACTAGCCAATCCAACATTCACTGGAACGGTTACAATTAGTGGTGGTACATTTAAAGGAAATTTAACTGGTACTGCGGATACAGCAAAATCAGCTAGTGCAGTTGCATGGGCTAATGTAAGTGGTAAACCAGGACTAATTCCTACAAGCGGAAATGCTGGAACGATTTCTACTTCAGAGACAATTGCAAATCTTCAAACTGTTAGTGCAACTTCTCCACGTAGTATGAAAGCAACTTCAGGCGCAACGGTTACACTACAACAAGGCGGTGCTGAGGCATGGATTACAGTAGTTGCATGTGAAGGTGCAGTCACAGTTAATCTTGGTAATGGATGGGCATGGTCAGGATCAACCCCAACATTAGGCAAGGGGCTTATCACCTGTGCATGGTACGGATCTTTTGGTATCGTTAACTTTATGAAATGGGGTTCTTAATAGATACTCTTAAACAATTTAAATTAGTTTGTAAAAAAGGAAAGAATTTAATAAAATGGCATTAGTACCTAATTATCGTTATAAGGATGTAGATTATAAGTCTGAGTGGGCAGTTCGTAAAGCAATTGCTGAAATTGGTCGTGTTCTTTTCTCCGAAGAACCTCGTGAAGGACGTAAGGAGTTTTGGGCTAAACTTGGAGTAGAATATTCTGAAATTGAGTATGTTCCGCCTGAGATTCCATTTGATGAAAACAAGCCTCGTAAACTACAGGAACTTGAACGCGCATTCCTTGTTTGGCGTCAAAAAGATGCAACACTTATTTCCTCACTTGGATTCCGAATTGACGCCGATGAACGTGCTATGATTGACGTAAATGGTCTTGTTGCACTTGCTCAACCAGCTATGTTTATGGATGCACGAAATGAACCTCATCAATTAACAGTCGAACAGCTTAAAACCATTCAAAAAGAAATTATTGAGAGTGGTAACAAGGCGTATGAAGCAAAATGGAAGATTCGTACTCAGATTGAATCTGCAACAAACAACGAAGAACTCAATAAAATTGATGTTGTGTTTACAGAAGTTGATTTTTATGGTCAACCATTAGAAGAAGATAAAGTTGCATCACCTGAAAAGAAGGAGTAAAATAGAAAATGTGGGAAACACTCAAACATAATCTATTTCAACTTCTAGTAGGAATTGATCAATTATTAAATGTAATCATCTTTATGTTGATTGGTCATAAGGCATGGTGTGATGAGACGCTTTCTGCACATTGTTGGAGAATTCGTTTAACACACGGTCGAAAGTGGCCATCATGGATTGTGGATCATATTATCTTTTGGGAAAAGGATCATTGCAAAACCGCGTATGAAAGCGAAGTAAACGGAATGCATCTTCACCCGTCTGAACGAAAATAAACTATAAAATTTCACTAGTTTTTATACTAGTTAAAACAATCCCCAAGAAGTTTGTTTTCTTCTTGGGGATTTTCTTTTGTGTAAAATAACAAGCATTCATTGATCTAAAACAAAGAAGTGTTAAATTGTGTATATTGTTGAAAATGAAAATTACTTAGTAATTTTCATAGAAATTAAAATACTATGAATGCTAAAGAAAGAAATGACTATGATAACAGCACCCAATAATTCTTTGGATTGCATATATACATTCATCACGTTTCTGCTTAGTCATATATTCAATTTTTCTAGTTCCAAACTCCCCATGAATAAACAAGATTTTGCCTTTTTCCCGACTAATTGATTCAATGGATTTAATATTGATAACTTCCATTGAGCAATAGTCCTTAATCCACTTAAATTTTACTAGGTCGTCAGATATTGTATTATTCAGTGAATCGCAAGGTATTGCCATAATATCTTCGTCTGGGAGAATCACTACACCTGCGACTCGACAAGCAATTTGTTTAGATTTGGAATAGTAGAAAAATAATCCATAAATTGTAGAAAGAGCAAAAACTGCATATACCAAAAAATGAACCCAAGACGCCCAGGTTGGCCATTCGTCAATAAACGCAACAAGGAAAATGAAAGCACCAATAGCAGTTAAGAATATCCACGCGACTGCTCCTAGTGAATCTATTGCCATTAATTTTAATGTGTTAAAGCTACCTTCATGGATACGAATCATATTTGGACGAAATAGCTTTGATTTAATTTTTCTCCACTGAAAATATGCGAATATGCCAGTGAACGGGAGAAGAACAAGACCTAATAAACCAAACAATGCCAAAATTGACCAAACAAAAAGATTAGCCATTGCTTCTTGTTCTTGTTTCTCTTTACGTGTTGTCATAATGTCTGCTGTTTTGTTAGATAAAGGCGAACAATATGACGGAATATTCTCACCCCCCCCCCCGAGATTTGTCAATAGGGGAATACCCTATACTTCACAAGGGTATTGCTGGGCGATCCTGAACCGCTGAAAAGAGAATGTTAAACTTGGTATTTCTTGTTAATTTATTAATAATTTGTTCGGTCGCTTCAATCGAAGATTTTTTGAAATTTACAATGTTGTGATAAATGATGTAGTTATTAAGGTACTTTGTGGCAACACCATGAAAACAATAATGGATAAGCCCTTTAAGTCGTGCATGGTAGTTATTAACTAGCTGAATGTTGAATGTGCCAGAGTGACGTTTGAATCTTGGAATGGAAATATGAGTAAGATTCAACTTTTCTGACAATTGATTATATGAAGAAAGAGAATCAGTAACAAATACTGAATTTTTATTAATTCGATCTGCAAATACTTTAGATAGAGAATCAATACTAGGTTTTCCTAGATTAGCTACTTGAGCAATAGCAACGCAATCAAGATTAACACCACAGGCGATACATACTTTTTCATTCGATATGCCTCGTTTACTCGCCTTTGTTCCACGTCTATGTGCTAAACGAGGCATTTTAAAATTTTTAGATTGTTTATGGTTTCCTTTGTATGAAATTGGGGTAAACGTTTCGTCAGCCTCTATAATTCCACTTAATCTTACATCTTTTTGAGAACTACTTAAACAATCTAATATTTTATGACGCCAAATAAATGCAGTGTGTAGTGTCATTCCACATTCTTTGGCACAACGGCGTAAAGGATATTTTTCAACTAAACAATGAATATATTTCGACCAAGTCTCAATATCTTTTTTGCTGTGAAATAAAATAGTACCAGTGCTACTCGAAAAGGTCTTTTTGCAAAATTTACACAAATATCTTTGCCTACCGTCTTTTGTGCCATTCTTAACGTAATGAGTAGAACCACAATGAGGACAACTTGTTATTTCACGATTAATATCTACTGGCAAAAATGCATCTTTTACTGAGGACAAATATTCACGAAAACTTTCCTTCTCCTTAGATGTTAAACTACCAAATAATTGTTTTATGATCGTTAAGTTATCAACTCGTTCTAACATAACAATTCTCCTTTATTTGTAGTTTAACACCTTCTTAAAATAAATTCAATAACTTAACCTATAAAATAATGCGTTCAAGAAAATAATAAATTAATACCCTATACTAAATATCAATACTTTGATAGTCTAAGGTCTTTCGTTAATCTTTATTCAAAGTATCATTAATCAAATAAGAAAAGGGCTGGAAAATTCCAGCC